TTTCGCCGGTCCCCATCAGCTTACAGCGAGTCACAGACGCACCACACGCCAACGGACGTGCCCACGCTCCACGGACCATTGCTGCAAGCCACAGTCCGCGAACCACCGTGAACCCCGCTGCCCCAGTCGCCACCGCCAATGAGCGCGTGCAAGCCAGTGTTGTTGGCCATGTAAAGCTGGCCAACTTTCTGTCCGCTCATAACGTCATACCAGTTCCATGCTGATCCGGTAGGGTCGTGAATGAACTCATCAAGCCACTTCCATACGTTTCCAACAAGGTCGCGAACATTCGTTGCGGAAACTGCGTTCTTTACATTTCCACAGGCGGTTCTTGCCGTATTGGAAGTTGCGGACCATGCGTATGTGTTGTTACCATCTTCGCCCTGTGGAGAACCGTATGCGCCTTTGCAGAACTCAGCGTAGGTTGGAAGTCTCTTGCCTACTCTCATAGCTCTTTCATTGGCGATATACCAGTTTAATCCCTCTGTTCCAGTAATCGGCACAACACCCTTTTTGCTCTGCAAACCACTGGCACCATTGTCGGATGAAAGATATATGTCTCCCCAGAACGGTCCGATATAAACCATTCCGGTAGGATCACAGGTAGGTCTATGGAGAAGAGTCCATACAGAGTTAGGAACGATCCCCTCTGTTACGTTTGTTTCCCATCCACTTCCTAATGCCGCACCTGATGCGCTGATCGGAATACCAGAACTATTTGTTTTTCTGACAACACCGTAATGGAAACCACCGATCTTTCTTGATGTAACTGCTGTATAGCCGTTTGGATATGTCGTATTAAGGGAAATACGATACTGTTCTGTGGCAAAGTTTGTGGCATCTCCGCCAGTAGGATCACAGATATAAATGCAGTAATCTTTTCCGACTTCAAATTTTGAAGCTGTTCCGTCCAAATTGCTTGCTGTGAGTGTGGTCTTTTCTGTCTTAAAAACAGAATTTCCTACTGCAATCAGAACTCCGGCGATTACAGTAAGTGCTCCGTTCTCCATGCGGATGAATTTCTTGTCTGATGCCACCACATCAGACATGAGAGCAAGTTTTGGAGTGGTTATCTTTGCAATATCATTCTCCATTGCCTCATCATAACCGTAGAATTTACTCATTAGCCAATTCCTCCTTGATCTGATTCAGTTCTTCGGCTGTCATGCCGAGACTGTCATAAATTGTGTAAGGTGCGGTAACTGCAATTTCCGTGGCTTCGGTAGAAACCATAGCGGAAGTGGAGATAATGGTTGTTTCCAACTGGGTATCTCCAGTGTGCTCATCCGGTTCTCCCTCTTCGTGGGTAACATTCGTGATGTTCACAGTCTTGTTGCCAACGATTGCCTTTGTTCCGGCCTTTGCCTCTGCACAATAGTTGATAGTTACTGTTTTCTTATCCTCTCCTACCGCAAGGATAGGGCAGTGAAGATAATTCATGTTTTCGAGATCTTCGATGGCCTCTAACAGATCCTTTGCCGCAAATGCGCCATCGTCTACGAGGGCTTTACAGTTTCTAATGTCCTCAGCGGTTGCAAGTCTCTTGGGGAAATCTCTCATTGTGTTTACCTCCGTTATTTATTTACATAGGCTCCTACAAAACCATCGACAAACGCCAATCCGTTGCCGTCCATGATTCTGAAAGTCTTATGTGTCATAAGATCCGCATTGCTGATAGAAAATGTTTTCGGGGCAACCATATAGTTGTCATTCGCAATGCTTATTGTGTACTCTCCTGCCTCTGTAAGATACAAAGGCTGAGTATAATCTGTAACAGTATATTTGTTACCTGATGTTACATTTTGTACAGTTATTGCAGCAGCAGTTCCAACGGTATCGTTGAAATGTATCTTCACTGCAAGGTTTCTAATGTGGGTTTCCACATCGTTGATTTCATTCTGCAATTTTCCGGCTGCATCCGCTGACAACTGATCTTTAATCATTGAAAACCATTGATTAAACAATATTTCCTGATTGTTCTCAAACGTTGTCATTTCAGATGTGTAGTCTTTCTTTAACTGCACAACATCCGCATTTGCCGTTGCCTGCAAATTGTCGAGAAAGATATTGAATGAGTCGAGATCCAGATTTGCTCTCTTATCAAACTCAACTTTCTGGTTCTCAAAAAACTCTGTGAATACCTCATACAAATCTGTTCCGTTTTCCAATGCTGCCATGATTGCGTTGACGGCTGTATTGATGCGGTTGGCATCATACGCACCGAAAAACGATTCGTCATACACCGTGTACTGGGTCACATCTTTTACGGAATAGCTGCCGTCCCCATTATCAATAGGTATGAACTTCCGCAGACCGGACCATACGGCATCCTTATAGTCTGTCTTTAATCGTTCCCACGCCACTTAGAACGCCTCCCTCCTTATGCCAAAGTTAAAGGTAAGCATCTGCCGACCTCTGTATTGGTTTAATAACTGATTGAATAAATCCAAAATCAGGCTTTCAATGCGGTTGAGTTCGTTAAAATCAAAAATCTTTCCATTCGCCGTGTATAAGGGGTTCTCCCCTATGTCCGGCTTAAATGTGTTCTCAGCTATGAGCTTAATGTTTTCTTCCAACTGATTTATCTCGTCCGCATAAAAATACTGGTCTTTGCTCCTATCGTCTCCCAGATCATTTATGGAAAACTCCTGGTACATTGCCACGGCTATCTCTCTGAGATATGCGAGGTTGTTCTTTATCCGGTTGAAATCTTCCGTATTGAACCTATCCCCGTGATAAATTCCATCATCGTCTGTGTAACCGTACCAATTTGTTTTTGGAGTGGTCCAGGAACCCGAGATAGAAATAACCATTGTTTCCGTTGTACTATTCCCGGCAGAATCCGTTGCCGTCAATACGGCTACATGATCCTTTTCCGAACCATCTATGCTTGCGGAGGCTTTATATACGGTTCCGATAGAGTGCTGAAAATTCAGTTCTTTATCGTCAAGTGTTCCTGTGACATTTGCTATATCAGCCATTATTCATCGCCTCCTATCCTTTGGTGTAATTGCCAACGTATGCCAGTGGCAATTTATCAGGAATTTCCTTGTCTGATATATTGACATAGGAGCCAACATAATTGCCGACAAATGCAACGCCTTTCAGTTCCTCAATGGAAACTGAGATTGTGTATTTCCCCTTTGCCTGCACGGGGTTTGGACTTATCGTAACGTCCCTTACCAATATGTTAGCTGCCATGCCGCACCGCCTAATCTGTTACCGAAACAGAAATTACATAGGTTGCTCCGACATCCGCCGGGTTCGGTGCCAATGAAACATCTGAGATAACCGGTGCTTTTGTATCGAGGGTTACTGTTCTTGTTACGGTCGTGGTTCTTCCGGCTCCATCCTTTGCTACAACGGTAATGGTGTTTGAGCCATCTTTCAGGGTTATATCCTTTGAGAAAGTACCATCGTCATATACAGTTACTGCACTGCCGTTGATTGTCAGCGTAACCGGACTTGATGTTGCATCGTTGGTAGTTCCGGCTACCGTTACTGTGGTTTTATTCGTGACGAGTTTGTTTACCGGACTTGTAACTGATAACTCAGGCGGTACAGTATCGATCTTGAATGAAACACTCTTTTGAGTAGCTGCATTGCCGTCATAGTCGGATGCTTTTACAACAACGGTGTGTGAACCGTCTGAAAGAGCTGTGGACGGTTTATAACTGCATGAATAACCGGACGTTGTCTTTGTCTTTGTGATTCCAGATATTTCAGAACCATCAATAAGCAGTTTGATTGTATCTGGATTGACACCAGAATCATCATCTGTGACTGTGAATGAAATTGTCGGCTGATTGCTCGTAAGTAACTGTGATGCTGTCGGAGAAGAGATTGTGATAACCGGTGCGGTTTTCTCTTTTACCGCAAGCCTCAGCTTACTTCCGAGTGTGGCATCCGACTGGTTTACGGTAGTCGTGTTGCCGGCCTCATCCTTGGCGATGATCTGTACTCCGTAATAATGTCCTGACTGATTGTATGAGGACTTTGCCGGAGCGGTAAGCGTAGCCTTGTAAGTCTTTGATGCGCTGTCGTATGTGAGTGTGGTAGTCACACCGTTTACGATAGCCTGTACGGATTTAATAGCCATTCATTTTCCTCTTCCTTTCTGTTCTTATTTTTCTGATACCCTACGGGCAATTACCTTTCCAGATAAACTCTGTGAGAAATTAACAATGTGGCGATAGATATTGACCTTTAATCCAGGGCGATATGCGTTCTCCTGATAAACAATGTCGTTCGCATCAATCTCTGGATTTCCACGGGTATTGTATTCGTACTCAATACCGGCGTTGTAATAATCCCCAAGCCAGTCTGCCAAGTGGTTTGCCGTTTCCATATCGCTTACCAGAGGATTTTTCCATGTTATGGTCTTTCCTCTGCTATTGAGCGTTTTTACGGCATACTGCTCAACAATGTTGTATCTGTGTCCTATAATTTCAAACTGGTACTTGCCAGTAATCAGAAACTTAACTGTCACATAATAATCTCCGTTTTCTATGATGCTGACGTTTGATGCCGAGGAATTGAACGTAGCTCTGCATCCATAAGTCGGATCTCCAAGATAATACGTCTGAATATCTCCCTTTACTGCCTCCGTCTCTTCACTAATAAGAGTTTCTTCCGCAGTTCCTTTCTGGTAGGAATAGCATGGCACTCTGACTGCCTTGACAAGCTCCTGTTTGATTGATTTTGGAGAAGAGGTCATATCCTGCCTTTCCATTGTAAAATCCGTTATATCGCCAAATGAGAAGTAATCAACGACTATGCGGTTGAATGGTTCTTTTGTCTTTGTGAACTCAATCTCCATCAAATCAAAATCATCAAAATCGTGCTGCACTATCAGCCTCTTTGTAATGTCCGAATTTACCTCATACTCATCCACCTTTTTGCCGTCATTGAAAGTCCTGAATATAATTCCGTCAGGCAGTGTAGAGCCAAACATTAACTGCAAACCATAGTACATACAGGCGGTTTCCTGAGTTATGTAGATAATCGGATTTTCTTCAAATAGGCAATCCTTATTGGACTGCTGTAATGAAATATATCCGGTATACTTATCTGCCTTACTCTGGTTCTCCGGGAGATAATACATTTCTGCATTTACAGTGGTGTAGTTGTGTGCAAATGAAGCGTACTCCTGTTTTGCAGTCTCACTCTTTATATTCCGAACATGGGAATACTCTGTCTCTCCGTTGCACGTTATGTCGTACTCCGGTGCGAATGAGGATTTAATTTGTGGTCTGCCGTACCGGTTCTGTGAAAGAACACATCTGCAGGCATTAGCGATAATCTGCAAAGCCTCTTTGTGCTTAACCCTCGGTATGGGGTTTTTTGTGGTTGACTTTTTGAGGTATGGGTCAATGTAATACTCTGTAATTCCTGCGTCTTGGAATATCAGTTCTGCCGCATGATAATATGTGATTCCTGCCGGAGCATAACACCCCTTGTAATATTCCTCATCCATGTTTCGGAAGAGATCCTGACATCGTATCGTTGCGGAGTAATCATCACTTTCCCATGCGCTACACTGTAGCTTTGCGCCTCTTATCCATTCGATTGTGTCTGAGTTCGGTAGCTGATAGCCATACCAGACATACATCTCCTGACCGGTCTCCAAAAAGTTGATTGCAGAGTTCGGATTGTCAACATTAAAATACTGATCGTAGTTCTGCAACTTAACCATGAAATCTATTTGCGGAACATCCTCACAAATCGGGGATATGTAACTATCTAATTTAGAATCCATAATGTCCTCGTTGTAGTACACGAGGCCGTAACCTAACTGAATTGAATATATCCTCAGTCTGGAATATGGATTTTTCATCTCATAGAAGATAAATTTGATATAGGTGGTATTCTCTAATACCTGTTCTGTACTGAACTCTGACTGATCGTTGTCAGCAATCTCTATTCTCTGTCCGCTACTCGTGAGTATGTCGAACCTGGTAGGATAAACCTCTCCAAAATTGATAGTCAGTCCTTTAATGTCTGTTGCTACAACATTCAGTTCGATAAGCAGCTCATATCCGCTTGATGGAATCAGAGGCTTGCTTATCAAGCCGGTGTCGTAGTAGTTGCCGGATGTATTCTCTCTGGGAAGAAAATACATGGATCCGTCAACCTTTGTGAAATCATGTTCGAGTGTGGCATATACAGTGTCCTCTTTTCGCTGACCGAATAAGCCGGTCTGCTTTGAGTAATAGGCAAAATTATTTCCCATGACAGTTGCGTTGGCCTGTGCCTCCTGATTTACCAGACCGAATGAAATCATCATGTATGACCGCTCTCTCAGAGAGCTTTTCATGCTTGCCTTGTATTCATTTGATACTTTCTGCATACGCCATCACTCTCCACAATCAATAAGGTTTACTTTGCAACTCTGATAGGTAATTGGATTTCCGTCTGTATCAATCCAATATGGTTCTGCCGTCCTATCTCCGGGGTACATCTTTATTGTTATTTTTTTCATAGTGACCGGATCTGGGAAAGTGACATATACGAAAAACGCACTCAGCACCGTAAGCATCCGGCTCCACTCAGCTGCCGTCAGCCATGGCCATTCCAGAGTGTCGAGTTTGTACTGATCTCGCCCAACTCTCTGTCCTACGACCGTACCGTTGGCATTTCTTCCGGCATCCACCATTGTAGATACAGTTGGCTTTGCCCCACGTTTAGGAGGGGGAAAGTCATAACCATTTACTGATATATAAGCCATTCCATATCCCTCCTTTACGCTCCTTGGAAGCTGTAACCGTTGGCATTGCGCTGTGTGGTTACTGCGTCCGTAACTGTCTTTCCACCGATTTCAACAATCGTCTGTTCTTTCTTATCAGCCTGTGTCTTGGTATTCTTTGAAATCTCACTCACAGCGGTTGTTATTCCTAGATCATCCAGAGCCTCTTTGATAGCTTCTTTCAGACCGCCGCCGGAATTAAGCGTTGCCTGCACGGTTCCGTTTGTAGATACCTCCCTTGTCACACGCTGCACGATTGCTTCATTCGAGAAATCACTTCCATAATTGTTGCTGTATTCTTTCAATGCACTGTCATTGATTTTCAGACGTGTTCCGAGGTTCACGTCCATATCAGCGAATGAATCTACCCAGGAAGTGACAATTCCTTTTGTTTTCTCTCCCTCTTTCTCTACGCCGATGTTATATCCCTCTACGGAATATGCACCTAATCGTTTGAATACTCTGGACGGAGAGTTAATATCCAGCTTGTCTTTGAACCATGAGATAATACTGCTGCCCCACGATTCAATGTTGTTCTTACAGGTAGAGTACAGATTTCCTATACCGTTCTTAAAACCATCTACCACATTTTTTGCAATGTCATACCACTTGTCATAAGAACAGGTATTTGTGAACCACGTTTTTACATTAGAAGCCCATGTTGTAATGTTGCTCTTGGTCTGTGTATAGGCATTTCCCACTTTTGTCTTGAAACCGGAGATAATGTCATTTGCATATCCGGTCCATGTTTCCATGTTGACCCCACCAAATGATGAATTGTTGAACCACTCTTTAGCCTTAGTAGCCCAAGTCGTGATGCTGTCTTTCGTGGTGGTATAAGCATTGCCTATCTTGTCCTTAAAGCCGGTTATGATGTTCTGACCGTGGGTTTCCCAAGTCTCTTTGCAAATCTTTCCAAAGCTCGTACCCGAGAACCAGTCATTGACCTTTCCGGCCCACTCCGTAACTTTTGCTTGGCAGTCTGAGAATTTCTTTCCGATGCCTCCATTGAAAGCAGTGACAAGATTACTTCCAAGTGTGCTGAATACGGTTGAATCGGATGAACCACCTATGCCGAATATTCCTTTGACAACATCTGTCACATTTCCGAAACAACTCAACGCTGTCTGCAATGGTGCCGGCAAAAGGGATTTAGATATTCCACCCAGCAAGCCACTGACTATTTTCTCTCCGACAGTATTTATTTCTCCATCATCAGATCCAATTCCGAACTTCTTTGATATTCCCTCAACAACGCTTGTTTTCAGCTCATTCCAAATGGCGGTCCATGATACCCATTTGAACATATTCTTGAATGTCCACTTGGCTGCAAATACCTTAAAGACTGTTTTGAGTATTGTGTCCCAGTCAATCTCGGACATTGCCGTTCCTACGCCCTTTAGAAGTTCGTACCAATCCACCTCATCTATCAAAGTGTTAATCAGTGTGCATACACCAGATATAAGGGAATTGATTGTGCCACCGGCTTCTTTCCAGTCGATAGTCTTAACTGCCTTGTTTATCGCACTCGCAAAGTCACTTCCGATTTTCTTGAAATCTATCTTCGCAAGGAATTTTCCAAGACCGCTGAAAAGTGTCTTGATGCTGTTGCCAAGCGTTGTGCCTACAAGATTCCAGTCGATCTCCGTAATTGCGGTATTTATATTTGTTCCAAGTCCCTCACAGAAAGTATCGAAACCATCTTTGATGGTATTCCAATCGAGTTTTTTCAGTGCTGTGTTGACACCGTTTGCAAAGTTCGTAGCAATATCTTTCCATGGGAAAGTCTTTGAGAAATTCAGTACGGCAGTAAATACACCATTTACAAAATCGGCGAATGTTTCTCCAATGCCAACATAATCAATTCCGGCTATTGCATTGCCAAGCAAATTGCCGATTGCGGTTCCGAGTGAAGCCCAATCCAATCCGGTAACGAATGTCTTTGCAAATAGAATCGCTGAGTTTATTGCATTGGAAATTGCTGTTCCAATTTTCTTCCAGAGATCTTCTGTCTGCAGGGCAGCGTTGATTGCATCTACGATACCCTGTGCAAGTCCCTTTGCGGTTTTATTTATCAGAGTCCAGTCAAGAGTATCTAATGCACCAATGATAAGATCTGCTATTGCCGTTCCGAGACTGCTCCAATGGAAGTTTTCTACAAATGAATCAACGAACTCAAATGCAGAGTTAATAGCTTGCGCTATTGTCACACCTATTGATGTGAACAATCCAGGAGTTTCAAGGAAACCATTCAGGAATGTCGCAATGCACTTCGCAATCTTTCTCAGAGATGCTTTGATGCCGTCCCACTGAATGTTATCGAGGGCTTCTTTCAGTTTCTCCCCGAACATTCTTCCTACATCGTAGAAATCAGCTTCATCCCAAGCATCCTTAATCATCTGTGCAAGATTTTTGTACTTATCCGCAATCTCGTCTGTTTCATAACCGCTTCCATCGGCTCCGCTGTTGCTTCCACTGCCGCTTTTATCATCACTTAGGATGTTAAGCTCATCTATGCCGGTGGTAAGGTTCTTTGCCGCCTTTGCAGCACCATTTAAGGAATCTGTATAATCTTTATTCTGTTTTATTGCCTTGGTATAGAACTTCTTACCTGTGAGTGCTGAGAAGAACTGTGCCAATGCGTTTGTTGCTGCAACGAGCTTCTGAATCAGATAATCCAGAATCGGAGTAACTACATTCAGTATTGGCTCAAATGCAGTTGTCAGTGATGCTCCAAGCTGTCGCAAATCGTTGTAGAGCAGATTTACGTTTTTGTGAAACTCTGTTCCGGCTCTTTTTGAATAAATAACAAGGTTATCGAATCCTGTTTTTACGAGTTCAAATAGGTGTGTAAACATTGAACGTAATAACATGAACGTTCCAAGTCGGATGATTGAGCCGAGTTTCTTTGCAAATGCACCAGATTGTTTTTCTGAAAATCCAAGGCTCTCTCTCACTCTCTTTTTGAGTTCCTTGAATTTATTTATAATTGCAGCAATCCCAGAACGGATTTTGTTCACTACCGTTTTCACGGCAGAAATGATTTTTTGTGTCTCGTTCTTTACAGCATTTGCCACTTGCCTTACCGCATTGATGATTGCAGTAAGGATTGTCAGGATAATACCAATAATCGGTATCGCCGCCTGAACGGCTTCAAGACCTACCGCCATAGACTGGAATCCGGCATTTGCCGCCATGCCACCAGTTTCAATGGCCGGAAGAATTGATGCAATTCCACTTAATATAGAAGAAAAGGTTCCAAGTCCACATTTCTGTGCTGCATCCCCTATGGACTTAATGGACTTTGCCACATCCTCCATATTCTTAGGAGACTGTGAAACCGTTTCCTTGAACTGCTTAAACTGTTCCTGTGCCTGTCTGAGACCATTCACAGCTTCCTCATACTGACCGGTATCAAACCGTATCTTTCCACTCTCCATACCGCTGACAGTGGCTTTGTACTTATTGATCTGGTCTATGAGTTCCTGAATACGTCTATTAGCCGGATTTGTGTTTGCCTGATTGAGACTTTCGTTTAAGTTTGTCTGTCCGGCTGCTGCACTTTGTCCGGCAGTTCCGAGGTTGCTTTCCTCTTGTGCCAACTGGCTTGCCGCTGATGCGGCACCGTTCATTGCTGCCTGTGCCTCTTCTGATGCAGTCGCAACGCTTTCTGTGGCTGCCGCTGCTTGCTGACCGTTCTCCAAAGGCTGTACACGTCTCTGTGCCCCCTCAGAATCAATTCTGATGCTGACGCGATTATTCGATCCGAGGTTTCCAAGTGCTGTGCTGACTTCCTTTACAGTAGCCGCAACCTCTTTTAATTTCGCCGTATCAACTCCTGACAGAGACTTAATGGATGATGCAATGCTTCTCATACCACTTCCGGCATTTTTAAGATCATCTCCAACGCCGGAGAAACCACGCATTACATCAAGAATCTGTTTTAACTTTTCTGTATCTAATCCCTCAGTGATTTTCTTCATTGAGGTAAGAGCTTTTGTTACTTTATCAATACCACCGCCTGCCTTATCAGTGGTGGCTTCTATTTCCAATAAAATGCTATCTACTCTGTTATCAGGCATTTTGCCACCTCACTTCGTAAAACCCTGTCCGTGGGTGGTATTGTTTGTCCGTAAAATAAGAAAACATGGGGAACTGCGCCGGACTTGCGCTGTTTCGGTTCGTCAACCTATCCCCATGTAATCAGCTACTTTTCTCTTCGCTGTCTCAATCGCTTATTATGTTCTGCGGCAAAGGCAGCGAATCTGTCTGCATCCGTCATTTTTGCTCCCGGCGGTGCGTCCTCTGTGCTGTTCATGCTTCTTGGTTGGCTTGGGTATGCCGGAGCATTTCTGCCAAGGAAGATTGCCATGGCATCTACGACATACGAACCAACGGACCACGCCAACGTATCTAATGCTGTGGCCTGTTCTTTCGCTTCCATTTCTCTCTTCTTTTGGAATGGCTCTAATTTCGTAGGGTTTAATGTCCAAAAGGTCTCATAGGAAACTCCATAAAGGAGAGCGTTGGGAAGCCAAACTTTATTGATAATCTCTGTAAATGTTTTGTATTTACTGAGATCTATTTCCTCTACTCTGTTGCCGCCTTGGTTTTCTTTCCTCCGCTCTTCGGAGGTTCCTCGGCTTCCTCGCCAAAACCCGCGGTTTTCATTGCCTCCGTAAAGGCTTCCATGACTTCATCCATGGAACCGCCGTACTTCAAATGTTCGCTCAGTATCTTTCCGGCTTTTGTGAGATCCTTTGTGCCGGTAAGGACTGCGATGATCGCTCTGATTGTCTTAAAAATCTTCATGTTCTCTCTGGTATCATCATCCAGAAGCCCCATTACATCTACATCGTGATCTTCCAGATCACACATAAGGTTTGTAAAATCGAGATCTGCTACTTTAATCTCTTTAGGTCCATTCGCTGTCTGTAAAATCATACTTATTAACCGTCCTTTCGTTAATTTGTCCTATTTGTACGGCAGAGGATTATTCCCCTGCCGCTGTTTCACTTTTTCACGCTGTTACATAATGAAGAGCCTCTTCGCCCTCATCAGTAATGGAGAATGACATTTCTCTCGCATTGTTGGAAGATCCGCTTGTCGGATATACTGCCATAACACCGGCCCACTCCCATTTGCCGTCAACACCCTCTTCTCCAAACCATAACTGGTATTTATCAACTTTTCCTGCTTCCTGCAGATCCAAGAGTTTCTTGTAATCAGCTTTCTCATACCATGCTTTGAAAGCAAGATCCCCTGTGTCCTCGATACCGTTAATGGTTCTTTTCTTCGTATCGGAAAGTGTTGTAACATCGAGTTTTTCCTTTTCTCCACCGAGATCCGGGTACTCAGTAATGTCGATCAACTTCTCAAATGTTCCGGGAGCATCTGCTTTCTCGTGCATGAGATATGTCACATTTGTACATTTTGCCATCTTCGTTCTACCTCCTTGTGTTTTCCTTTGCCTAAGAGGTAAAGCCTTGAATTTATTAAAACCACCGGCAGACACCAGGCGAGTGCTTTTCGGGAGCGACCCTAGCCGATGGAGTTAATCATGTTTCCAGTTTTGAGAATCGGGTAAGGAATTGTGAAATGGACGTATCGCTTACATTCTCCACAGGGGAGAAGTAGTCGCAATGAAATCCAATCCCTACCATATATTCCCTTGCGGAATTTGCTAACTTCCGCACTTCTGAGGCGGATTTGTTTGAATAGAATTTGACTTCCAATCCAAGATTGATACCGTCCTCTGTATTTGAAAGTGTGGATAACACTCCGTCTCCGCCTATCTGTTTGAAATACATATAGGGGAATGACGGTGGTGTAGCTTTATACACCTGTCCTCCTTTCAAACTGCTGTATTGTTTCTGCAAGTCTTTCAGGAGGTTCGTAAAATACAAATTCACATTGTCCTTAACCATCCTTGAATACCTCGCTTGCTATTTTTTGTGCTTCTTTCCTCAGATATTGCGCCGTCTCATACATGAATGGTCTTGACGGCATACCCTCTGTAAATCGCCATGTGCCATCATCAGCCGGATAATACCAACCCTCTCTGCCGTCTTTCGTGGTAAAGATTGTTGCCCCGGAATTGTACGCCCAGTTCATTATTGCCTTGTACTCTTCGCTTGGGTGTGAGTTGTCCCTACCCTTTACACCAGTACCAAACTCAATGTACTTGCAATACCCTCCGGCACTTATGATTCCAACTCCCTCTGCCTCATCCAGATAACCGATAATGGAAGATCTTGCCGTACCGGTATCAACCGGAACTAACTCCTGTGCCTTTTCAACTCCGAGGTCTGTAAGTCTCTGTATAAGTTTCTCTGCGCATTTGTGTATACGCTCTTTCCGCTTTTCCAGTTTCTTAATGGCCTCATCTATGCTGTCCGGGTCAAAGGGATTGATCGTTATTTTGTCCTGCATGGATATTCCCCTTAATCTTCCGTATCGCCCATAGATTCTGTTGCAAATCATGTTTCGGGCAGACACATATATAATCTGGTTCTGTGTCCGTGGACCCGTCCTCATTGAGAACAGGAACCACATCTATGAAGAGTTTTGAGTATTCATCAATCGGCAATTTCTGTACGGTTGATATGGTCTTGTCATAGACAATATCTTTACCAAACGGAGAATCCTCTGCATTTCCTGAGTTCGGACTTACTCTCGCAAGCACACGAACCGGATTTGAATACTTCGGTATGCTCTCCCCAGTAAGGTTGCCATCCTCATCCACTTCGTCTACCGTTCCGTCATAGGTCTGGTAATAAAAGGGGACTTGGTTCAATCTGAGGTCTTTAAGTCTCAGCTTAGGCATTACCATCCCTCCTTAACAGACCGACATAGGTTTTGGGTGGAATCTTCGCCAAGGCCAACTCAATATCTTTCTTACCTGTCTGTCCCCAGTTTCTGGTAACTCCAAGTTCTGTGTGAGATACAAGTCCACCCCTCGCATCGTCAGAGTTTATGGCTTTCGCCAAATCATAGATTTCAAACTCATACCGGTTATAAAACCTCTCCAACTCTGCCTCTGTCGGAATATCATCATCCGCCCAAAAGTGTTGATTTGCAGCCTGTTTCTGAGCTTTCACAAGGAGGACGGCAATCTGTTCGTCAGTGAGAGTTTCATCATCTAAAATGACTTTCAACAATTTAGCGTCCATAATCCGTCCTCACTTTCTTACCCTTGCTGAGTTAAAAACTCTGCGATCAGCTTTGCTTTTACGGTTTCTTTCATGTCATACCCACGTTCCGTTGCGATAGCCTTAATCTGTGCCACTGTCAGAGCATTAAGTTCTTCCTCTGTATACTTCTTTGTGACATCAGTAACCGTCTCTTCTGTGCTCGCATCTGATGATGTGGAAACAGAAGAATCGGCTACTATACGGGAACCACCGTCAAGGGTATGACCTGTTATTCCCCCGGTTTTGTGGTTGCTGTCAGTTTGCTCGGAAGATCTGTGGAAATATTTGTGAACTTAGCACTCATCCACTCAGGACCGTGATCCAAACCAATCTGTCCGAAAATCTGATATGTTTCTCCTGCACCAGTCTTTGCAAGCTGCTCCAGGAAGAAATTGCCCTTGCCAGGAACCATCTGATGAACCGGAGCCATGATGGACGGATCGAACAGAACGGCTGTACCGGTAGGCATAGTATCAAACAAAGCAACTGCCACTTCTCCAAGAGGGGTAACTACTGTCTGTAATTTGATACCGTTCACTTCTCTTCCAAGGGGAACGATTGTAAGGTTGTTCTGCTGCGCATCAAGGTTAAGCTGCAACATTGTAGTTGCATCAACTCCGAGAACAATGTTGTCTGTCTTTGCGCCCTGATCGTGGATGGACTTTAATCCCTCTGCTACAAGCCAATATGTGAGAGGCTTTTTAGCAAGATCAAGTACGTTGGTTGTGATAGCAGTCAGAAGTCCTCTTGTTTTATTGGCCTCTGCATCAGTAGTTGCCTTTGCATACTTTCCGTTGATGAATGTGTACTCAATATCCTGTGCGATCTTTGCCATTCTACGAGAAACCTGAAATGCAAGCTCGTCCATAGGATTTGCCTGCTGACCGGCTACATTGATGCCCTGCAGTGTACCCATGTTACTCTGCTTTCCGTAAGAAATCGCCACGGATTTCTGGAAGATCTGAGTTACATTGGTAAGCTGGCTTCTAGTTACCATTTCCGGCTGTGGTGCAGTAAGGGATGCCGTTTCAGAAATCTCCGGCTGTTCGCCTGTTTCTGTGTTGTACTCCTGACCGCAAGTAAACTCTACATGATTGGTTACAAGAGGTCTTGCGCCAATCATCGTAGAGAACGGTGTTGCTGTCTGCCCTTTAGCGAATAACATTCCGCTAAAATTAGGAACAGCGAATGATGTTGCTGTGCCCTGTGCCATAATTCATTACCTCCTTTAGATTTATGCCTGCTGATTGTTAGCGGCACTTTGATTTAATATTGCAAGAATCGCAGCCTGTGAATCGCCTGCGTCCATTGCCTGTTTAATCTGTGCTGAATAGTCAACCTGACCTACGTTTCCAGACTGTGGTGTAGGCATCTGAGCCAAATACTGAGCGCGGATTTCAGACTCTTTCTGTTTGTCTCTTTCCGCCATAAACTTAGTGATGTTTCCGGTAACAACATCCATACTTCCCTCATACTCTGCTGTTGCCGTAGCCCTTGCCATTTCGGCTGGCATACCCATTCCTAAGTAACGCTCCGATGATTCCGCTACCGCTTTGAATTTTTCCAGTTCCTTGACATAAGCATCTCTCTGAGCCTGCTGTTCCGCTTTTGCCTCTGCCTCCTGCTCTTCGGCTGTCTGCTTAGCTCTAAGCTGCTTGCGAAGATTTGCTTCTGAGGCGCAAATCTTATCCTTGTCAGTTTTCAACTTTGCGTTCTCCGCATTGACCTGTGCAAGCTGCGCCATAAGACTTTCAACGGTCATTTCTCCGCCAGAATTGTTTTCCTCATGATTCTCTACCTGAGACTGCTGCTGTGTACTAGATGCCTGAGTAGGCTGGTTCTGCGGTGTTGCCTGAGACTGCTGCTGTGTCTGGTTCTGAGTTGCTGTGCTGTTTACATCTGCCATAATTGACCTCCTGCGTTTGAACGGTTCTCTCCGTATAAATTTTTGCGTTTGTTCGGTTCTCTCCGTATAGACTTTTGCGTTTTTTTACTTGCGTCTCTGCAAGACAATAGTTGTATGCGTTTGATGAGGGTTTTCTCTAACCCGTTATCTGAAAGGGATTACTCCCTTTGTAACCGAAAAAATGAGCCGGACACGATTTTTCATCACATCCGGCTCATAGGCTCTAACTGTATTCAGTTAGTTTTTCTTTGCTGCCTTTTTGGCAGTTGATTTCTTGGTAGCGGTTTTCTTCGCTGTGGACTTCTTCGCTACCGCTTTCTTATCGGCAGTTTTCTTGGCAGTATCTTTCTTTGAAGCTGCTTTCTTCTTATCGTCCATCTTTTTCTTGTCCGCTGCTGTCTTTTTTGCAGTTGCCATTGGTTTTCTACCTCCTGATTTATAATTCTACGCACCGGCAGTTGATAATTTCATCTATCGGTGCGCCCATACTATCATCGAGGGGGAACATCATTTTGTACCCATTGATGATAAAAGGCTCGTTAATAGGAACTGTTTGGCCGTCCGCCTCCCAGTGGCTAACCCGGACACGTTCATCCCTCATGCTTACCCATGTATGGGTGGTCTGTTTCTTATCCACGAGGTTCTGATGATTTATCCAGTTATATATCCAGTTCGTCTCATTCAGGGCGATCTCCGTGGCTCTAACCTCCGAGAACATCCTTTTTACACTTTTGGGAACATCCTCTTCTTTCATCATGCCACCGGTCATTCGAGACATTTTATAATCATCGTTGCCGTTGGCATTTGCCACTGCCCTCTCTGTGGCTTCCTGAATATACTTTGCAAATCTGTATGCCTTTTCCCTTACTTCTGTTTCGTACTGATATTCCGGCATCATGGCAAAATAGAGATCCATGAGTTCATTTTCGTAATCGGCACTCGTCTTTTCGTAAAGGAAAATGCCGGAAATAAGATTGAGGAACTGCGCTGCAAAAAAGTCTACAAGTGCATTTATAAACTCCTTGGCGGTTTTCTTCCGGCGGAGCTTATCGTCTTTGAGAATGTTCATTTCGTCAAAGTATTCAACCGGATTATACATAGTTCACACCGCCTATTCTTCTACCATTGCAGTCTTACTTGGCTGCTTAGATTCCTCTGTCTTATCTTTTTCCGTGTTGTTCTCCCCACCGTTCCCCTCTTCATCCTTGTATGCGTTATGGTTCGGTTGCTGTGTCTTTTCCTCCTTGGAGGCAAGTTTCTTCTGTATGCCATCAATAATAGGCTTACTATCAACCCATGCCTGTTGTGGATCTGTGAACAGCCCAACAGTGTTAAACGATGTAAGACCGTCTACTCCGGCATTAAGCAATGCCACAAGGGAATTGGTCTTAGACACCAAATCATAGGTTTTTGTACGGCAGAAACGGATTTCAACATCTGCCGTCTCTATATCTTTCAGACCGTCATACGGTCTCTGATCTGTCTTAATGATTTCGATTGCCAAATCAATGAGCTGCATTTCCGGCTCAGTGAATAACTGTTCAACCGTCTTAGCGGAAATCTCCAAACACTGCCATCCATTGGATAACTGCATCGCACCGGTGGTTGAACCGCCGCTTGCCTCCTGCCATGACGGTGTAGAGGTAATCTGCTCCAACTGAGAATTGAGATGGTCCACAAGTTTCTGAACCTCACTCTCATTCAATGTCTGATTGAGGTAAGTGATCTTTGCCTCCTTGCCGTCCCCGGTACTCTTTGTCATAATGACTCCATCGCCATCTACGAGGTTTTTCTTGCCCTCTTCATTTACCTGGCAGTTGTGCATCCAGAGTAAACTCTGAACGTGTTGCAGAATATCATTGATGCGGTCAGAATCCACAAGATTCATTGCGTCCATCAGTGGAATAACCTTTTCAAAAATACCCATGCGGTCATTCAGATAAAATTCAACGACCGGTATTCTTCGGAGTGGGTTTGGCGCGATATTCTCTTTCAGATGATAGTCTGTTGTGTTCAACTCATGCTCAATGGTATAACAGAAATTCTTTGAGTATGCTGTAAGAGTAATTGTTCCATCATCATGTACGGAATAGGTGCATCCAAGCACTGGCTCTCTATATGCGTCATTTGAGTACACCACAAAGGTTGTAAGTGGACTTGGAACCAATAGTTCAAATGGAGAATATCTGCTCTTATTTCTGTTCGGCAGCATCATCTGGTAGCCGACACCGCAGATAAACAGGTTTCTTCCAAGGGCAATATCTTTTGCCGCTTTGCTCTGCTCCTGCATCATTTTATTGAGCATGGCGATCTTCAAATCGTCAATATTCTCTCCATCGTCCTCATCCTTTTTCTTCAAAAATCCGAATAAGGCTTTCTTCTGTTTCTTTGTAGGTTCTATTTTTGCTCTCTGTACGAAAGTGATCGGGTTGGAAAAACAATATCCCAGATGCACGTCCACAATCTTTGAAGCATTGTTTTCTACGACTGTGGCATTGAGATCCGGTCTGATTTTCTTTTCACGGTTAAGAATTGGCTGATTGCCTTTCTCATACTCAAAAAGAAAAACTTCCTGTGCCACATTCTCCTGGTGTTCCATAAACGCCTTAGATACAACCGATATGATATTGTCTTTCGTAATTTCCCTCTCATCGGTCATTAACATTCGCCTGCCGAGAGTCGGACGGTTGCTTGCGTACATGAAGTTTCCCCTTTCCGAATAAAACAAAAGAACCGATCAAGTCTACTTGTGACTTAACCGGCTCAAAGGCTCTTTGCTTAATTCTATTTTTATTACTTCCTTACATCCACGGCAGTTTATAAAAATCGTGCCGGATGCTCCGGGTGCTTTCTTGAAAAGAAGTTTTTCACGGTTTGCCCGTGCCTTACATACAGGGCAGTATACGTTTTCCGTTTCCAATATAGCTGCTCCTTTCTGTATGTGGATAGTTGCGTGGATGGGATTTGAACCCACGACCGTCTGATTAAAAGTCAGATGCGCTACCGAACTGCGCCACCACACATTACTGGGCGGCTCGCCACCGCCCTATCCTACAATAATGGAGGAACCCATGGCCTCTCGAAAGAGGCAAGAGCCGAGAGTGGGAATCGAACCCACAACCTTTTGATTACAAATCAAATGCTCTGCCAGTTGAGCTATCCGGGCTTACCAATATGGAGTAGCGTTCACTACTCCATATCAAGAAAGGGATAATCCACCAACGTCTATACCAAGACACCATCATTTTAACAAAAAAGGAATGATAACGCATTAAAATATCGGTGTAGCCGATATTCAACGTAGTCATTCCTTTTCAAATGATATAATTGAAAGTTAAATGATGTAATTGAGTTCGTTATTCTCTGTGTTTTGGTTCGTAGTCTATGCAACAATCATTCCATGATGTAACTGCTCCGTAACAATCACTTTCCTCATTGGCGCATATCCAATCCGTTGTCCCGTTGAAATTCTCATGCCATGTGCATGACCCACAATTTTCACTACATCCCATTCTGCATCTCCATCAATCTCTGCGCCTCTTCTGGGCTACATACAGTCACTCCGGTTTCTTCCTCACACTTCTTTACCATACCGGCTCCGTCCCCGGCATAGCTTTCCCAAATGTGCTGTGATTCTACGAACACATCATTGATACGCTTATATCCGAATCCATAGGTTCTGTGAAGTGCTATGGCAATCGCAGCATATATCTGTGGAACCATCTGGTCTGCCGCAGTAGCAACGTTCTGTGAGCGGTTTCTTCTGGCGATTTCATTCAGGGAATTTATCAGTTTGTTATTCTTCGCCATATCTTTCCTCCAGTGCATCCTCAATAATAGAGTCCGTGTAAAGAAATTCTTTCATATCTGCTCCGTAGCAAGACGGCTCGATAGGTTCTCCACCATAACAAGCCATTCCGTGAGGACATTCAGCGTTTTCAGGACAATATTCGCAATAATCCTTTCCGTCATGTGTTTTCAACCATTCATCAAGGATTTGTTCGTCTCGATGCTTTTCAAATACCGCCATTGCATCTGCCAGAAAGTCGGTCTGGGCAAACCATTTCAGATCGTCAATCACTTCCCACGGGTTATCGCCAGATACATTCATACAAACTTCATGTAGCCTTTCCATTTGATCGCAGTCTTTATATTTTTCCTCTATTTCTGCGATAGGAGATTTTAATGCGTGATAATTACGAATGTGAACATAATTGAAGTATGCCGAAGAATATTCCCCTACTTCATACTCTCCGGGTTCAAATGTGTGGTTTTGCATCACGATCTGCAAAGCAACCGGAAGCTCGATAATGAGCATTTCGGCTTTTTCAATATCCTCAGCAGCGTATTCTCCACTTTCTTCATCGCAGTGCCATCCCATAATTTCACACACATTCGTTGTTGGGCCGCTGTTCCCGAATGGCCTTTTAATATCTATTGCCGGTCTATACCTATCCTTAGAATCTATTAAAATGGAGATTCTAAAATTAAGGTCTGTCATAATCTTTATGTGCTCCGGTTTTAATTTAAAACTTGGCATATCAACCTACCTCCGTTTCATTCCTCTGACTGTATGTTTCCTTTTGTTTCCCATAAATCTGCCACTTCCCTTTGAACCGCCAAATATGAAAGCGGACATATTTCCACCGGACGGTTTCTGTGTAGGTAGTGTTTCTGACGGTGCCGGTTTATACTTAGGTCTCCATACCATGACAATTTTATTGTCTTTGGGATCCACAAATCCAATACCATTTTCAAAGATAGTAAGATTAAGTCCATGCCGGATGCAGGCCTCTTCGATCTCTTTCTGCACCTCAACCGCTTTTTTCTGTGCTTCTGTCATTATATCTTCTCCTTTCATCGGTCAATCTCACACCTCATCCTCCTAAACTTTCAGTTTTTCAATTTCTTCAAGGACCGTGGTATACTCGGCATTTATAATCTCAATCAGTTTATCTCTGGAATTTTTAATGTTGGCAGCATAGGTTTCCAATATCAATGCCATTGTCTTATTTGTCTCTTCCTGACTGAGTAAGGTCGCTGTATCTCTGCCTCCATCTGCGTGAATATAGAGTTTGGCCTGTCCTTGCTGATCCGCATTGTATGCTTTCATGCTTTGAATTAACGTAGTTGCCTCTGTACTCACGGAATCTATTGTTCCAAGGTATGATCTGCACATTTCATAATTTGTAGTGTTCATATTTCTGTAAACCTCTTTCCGTCTGTCAATAATCGTTTTTTATAAAACCTTTTCGTTGAGCGCAACTCATGCAGTAATTGTATCTGCCGTAAATAATTCCTCCGCATCCCCTGCATTTATGTCCTCGCTCTATTGCTTTCCCATAAGGTTGTCCTAATGCGTAATAGCATTTCCTGCAGTATGTGTAATGATCCTGACAATAACCTCCGCATCTTTGACAAAATGCCATTTTTAATTACCCTCCATTCTATCCATCAAACTCTGGAAGAATTTTTCAATTTCGTCTTTGAGTTCTTTTGAATCTGTTTCAAACACAACCTTGTATTCTTTCTTTCTGCTTCCGTCTTTCAGTTCTATATCATCACTATTTGAATACCACGATTTCATATCAGTTTTCCTCCGAGTATCTAACGCGTTCTGGATTCACTTTCATGGCACACTCCCGGCATATGAATTGATTGGAATGGTTCTTGATAAGGCCAAGATACGGTTTTTCCTCAGAACCGAATTTATATCCGCACGCAAAGCACTTATCTAATCCTCTATTCTTAACTCCGAGTGACTGTCGGAACATTAGTGTTTCTCCGATTGTACTCTGCCACTTGGCGCAATCATAGATTTCATAATTCCTTACGGTTGTTTTTGATATTTTCATCTACCGTCCTAACCTTTCCTGAATGATTTTCTGTCCATCTTCACTCTCATAAAACCTTTGAATTGTTCCGAAACAAAACCTCACTCCATCAGGGATCGGCATATAAGTAAGCAGTTCTCCGGTTTCTAATCGCATTTCGCAGGATTTAATTCCGAAAATCTTTGATTTACACGTCAACTGAAACTTGTGTTTACAGGTCTGTTCTGCCATCGTCCTCTCCGATCTCCGAGAACTTCGTGTATATCCTGTTCTCAGCGTAGTAGATGTTATAATCTTTCTGCCGGATGTAATGCCACAATCCTTTTTCGTGACCGGTTTTCAGAAAGTCATGGTTGTAATACTCCGTCTCATACCGCTCATTAACCATCTGCCGGAAACTGAGTTCATCTATCTGGTCTGAGGAATGAACAAAGTCTGAAATCTTGGTAATGTCCTCTTTCGATAATTTCTCTGTTGCAACGAACACTACTCTTACGATTTCCGTTCCGTGTCTCTCCACACATTCCAAATCTTCAACAGATTGCAGATGATACACCACTCTTTTGCAGAAATGGTACGGAAACTCCGACTCTGTGTAGCTCGTGTGCATTTCCATTGGAATACCGGCTTTAATGCAGATACCCATAACCATTCCGAGATACATAGGCACAAGAGGATTGTCACTATACCGGTAAAGCGGATCTCCACCGCCGGAGATAGATACGATATTCGCTCCGGTCAATGTAATGGCATCCTCCAATTTATCCAGACCGTCCACCGTGGATTTCGGCACTTTAATTCCATTCTCCCGGACTATGCAGTAAGGGCATCTGCCGTGGCAACCAAAGTTTGTTATTACACTCAGGTATTTATCCATTGATTGAATCCTCCCATAATTTATCCACAAAGGTCTCTTCTATCCTTGCCAGAACCTTATCAGCTTTCACATCACTTTCAGGAACTTCGTGATAGATATATGTCTGCATGATTGCATTTGAGCCAAAAGTACCCATGACAAAGGAAATGGGATTCCCAAACCTCTTGCAAAGGAAATACTCTATAAACTGATCGTGATGTTTATTCGCATGAACATACACATATCCATCATCTTCATATCCTCTGCCCTCATTCAAATCTGGATTGTAGTACACCTTATAGACCTTGATTGATTCTCGTATGACCTTTTCATCGTGTTCTTTCGCTTCTTTCTCATTATCAAACTCTTTTCCGTCTGATGTTGTGTAGATAGTCCTTTTCTTTACCATTCTAACCTCCAAATTCTAATTTTGATTGTTCATTTTCAATTCTCCATAAAAAATAGGTGGTAGTCATTCCGACCGCCACCTACTGTTTCTTGACTTATTCTACTGTGATGCAATCATATCTTTCAGAATTGATTGTGTTCTCCATTGCCTCAACCGGGTTGTAACCAAGGTTCTGCAGAATCTGTTTGAATACCGTCACGGACTGTCCGCTTGCAAGCTGCACACCCTTGCGGTTGTGATCTGCATGGAATACATCGTGTCTGCTGTTCACATTCCAAAAGATGATGTTCGGGATTACATAACCGGCCTTGCAGAACTTATTTGCCATCTTGTCATAGAACGACCACTCACGGTTTCCGCAATAGTCAATTTCCATATCAGAGATAACAACGATTGCTTTCGGCATTTCCTCCTGCGGAGTATTATGCTTTTTCGCAATTTCAAGAACCCTCTCAAAAGCAGCTTTAAGGTCTGTGTTGCCATCCCAATTTGCTCTGCTCACATTGCAAATCTTCTGTTCAAGGGTTTCTCCCCTCAGAATAACCGTCTCCGGTCTGTCAGAGAATGTCATAAACAGATTGTGGTATGCACCCACATTTCTCTCTGCAAAATAGATTGCAAGACCGATTGATGTTGCCATAGGTCTGCCTCTCATGGAACCGGACACATCCGCCATAACTAAAGCGTTTGTTCCTTTCTCCACATAATCCGGCAAGGCTTTCCACTGGGCTTCGAGTACCTTACTGCTCTCCCTACCATAAAGGATCTTCTCAACAATATCGTAAGGGAACAGTGTTGAGGCATTGATTTTTACCTCTCCCTTTTCTGCCTTGTTGATAAACTCTCCGAACCTCTCAGCATCATGTTTCATAAATGCCTTGCGGTAAATCATCATCGCACGGCTCGGAACTTCCGGGTATTTGATTTCATCCCATCTTCCGGCTGACATAAGGCTTTCAACAACACCGATCTGTTTTCTCATGTTACGGACAATTCTCTTGAAATTGTAGACCGGATAGCCAAGTTTCTGTGCTGTCATAATACCCAGGTGTCTTGTGGCTGGGCTACTTGCATCCGCCGTCTTAATCCATTTTGCCAACAGAGAAATTGCATTGCCCTCATTGAGATTCTTCAAATCTTCCTCAAACTGTTTCTTCATGGCAGCCCACATATCTTCCTCCAATGGAGTGCCTACCAATTCGTACAAATCATCGTATCGTCCGAATATGCCGATCAAGTCCAAATTGGAGCGTAACGCTTCCGGGTGTTTATCTGCCATATAACGGATAAGTGTGCGGAATGTTTTTCTCTCTCCGAGACCGCCACGAATATCCCTTGCATAGAATACAATTTTTGTGGCAAAAAGTGGATCCTGATTGTATGCCTCTGCGAACAGTGTTTCGATTCTGCCCTCATCAGCTTCTCTCAGTGATCCGATTGTGCCGAACAAATCCAGTCTTGCGTCTCCTGTGGTATTCAAAGCCACAGCACCGTTCTCAGTTCTGGTAAATGAACCGTCTTTTCTCATTGCATCTGCGAAGCTCATGTTTTCCTACCTTTCCAGGACTCTCATTTACGGAATTGAACCGTTTCACATTGTTTTTTAGACATTTGCTTTAACCATTGTGATTGCTGTAGGAGTCCCTATAAAATTGTTTACTGTTTCATTGTCAGGACACTATTGGGGTTTATGATTAACAGTCATATCCAAAAGGGTTGCTGTAAGTGTCCCATGTAAAGTTTTATGCCTATCTGGCTAACTTTTTAAGTTCATACCGCCTGTTATGTATCGCTCCGACAGAACGACCAATTTTCTCAGACAATTTAGAATCGGTAATCTCATGTTTGATTACCAGTGCATCTTCCTCCGCAGTCCACGGATGAGACGGATATAGAAATGACGTTTTGCTGTAATATCGCCTATGCTGCCTCTGACACGCCTTATGATACTTTTCCATATCCCTATAATCTTCTTTTCGGTTCATAGGCAACCTCTTTCTCTTTACATGACGCTGTTTCAAACGGGAAAATATTGTCAATGGAATTTTCTGTTTTGAAAGATTGCTGTAAGCGTCACTTAATTGCCCCGACAGGACTTGAACCCGTATGCTCGATTGCTGTAAGGAACACTCCTGTCAACCATGTTCCATCCGGTTTACCATAACCGGCAATCGGGGCAGAGACGATGAGAGGAATCGAACCTCTATCCGCAACTTGGGATTGTTATTGAAAGGAGTTTGCTGATTATGCCACTAACATGACATTCTTCTTAACAGAGCTGCTGTGCTCCCTTTGCACCACATCGCCATATAGAGTGAGGGACGGACTCGAACCGCCGACAACGTCCTTAGCATGGAATGAAAGATTGCTGTTCGGATCACAAACATGATCCATTTTTCTTTCGTGCTCTACCAACTGAGCTACCTCACTCATGTAATTGGCGCATCTTCTTGATTTATAAGGACATTTGCGCCATCGCCTTGATTGGAGAGGGTAGGATTTGAACCTACACTACATTTATTCCCTAGTGTGTTGTTTGCTGTTTGTATCACAGAAATGATACGTTTTCACAATGTAAATTGCGTCTACCAGTTCCGCCACCTCTCCATATTCTGTTTTATACGGCGTTCTGATTATTTGTGTGTTTCGTCTCACAATCTCTTCGCTTAGGGCAAATTAACATTCCGTGTCCTCGGCTTTCACACCTAGCCGCGAATCATTAAGTCTCTGGTTACTTTTGCTTTGAGACACCGTATGAGTTGCGTGGGAGGGAATCGAACCCTCATCTCTTCATTTCCAGTGAAAAAAGAATAGTTGCTGTCCGTGCCACTTGGAGCATGACACCGCTTTAATGTTCTATCCATTGAACTACCACGCAAGATTGCGGAGACAGGATTTGAACCTGTGACCTCCGGGGCATGAACCCGACAAGCTACCACTGCTCCACTCCGCCATAATGGTTCTTCGCCCCACAAGAACCTCTGAGTTTTCTGCTATGTCGAATTTCTCGCATAATCACTCTTAACCGTCACACAGCCGACATCCTGAACGGTGGACTTGATTAAATAATTCCGTACACTCACTATGGTTTGCTGTGATACACCCTAACCACTGGGTATGCCAATAGGAACTATCTTTCGGGAAATCTCTCTAACCCCAACTGGTTTAGCGTCCGAAGTCAGGACGGCTTTGGAATAATGGGATTTGCACCCACTATGGAACTATGCTACTGTTAGCCACACCTTTCGCTGTTGGTACTCGGTACAATAGTTATGATTTTCAGTAGTTTCTTGGGGCGGTAGGATTACGGCTGTTTCTGTGGCTTGTCCTCGCACCTACCTCTCGCCTACCCCATTCCTTTACTATGATTATCCGTCTACCTATTCCGGCAACTCCAAATTCTGAGACCTCCTCCACCGGTGGAATACGGTCTCATAGCGGTGCATATAGGAATCGAACCTATACGGCATTTCTGCCGGATGGCTTAGCAAGCCACTCCGCTACCATTACGGCAATGCACCATAACGACTCTATTGGGAATCGAACCCAAATTTTCCGATAGACAGTCGGGCGTAATAACCTTTATACCATAGAGCCAAAACCACAAAGTAAAATGCGACCTCACACCGCGGAATCGAACCGTTCCTTTCTCTATTGGTTTTTGGATAGAGAATGTGCAACCCATACACCTACGAATCGAACGTATCCTTTACTTTGCCACGCCGTGTTAGGGATTTGAACCCCAGAGACTTTTACATCCAGACGGTTTTCAAGACCGCACCCTCGACCAACCGGACACACGGCAGAGTAGTTTTCCCTTGGTAACGTACAAGTCGGAGCTCCTCTATCCGCCGGTCGTAAACGCCCTTTCGTAACCTTTGTGGAGTGCTTTGAAAGAGTAAGTCAAGTGTCTCCAACTGGCAAGGTGGGGATCGAACCCACGACATTCTGATTAACAGTCAGACGCTCTACCACTGAGCTACAAGCCAATGCAGTCCGGCGGTGGCTTGGATGGTTGCCGCCACCGAACCGATGCAACGTGTAAGACAGTTGCCAACAAGGGTATTTCATTTGTATATGCGGTTCTCGGACCCTACACCCCTCCGCAGTCCTATAAGTAGTCCCTCAGCGCAAGGTTGTCACTCCGCTTACAGAACCCACGGCATTTCTGCCGCCAATCACGCTCTCATAAACCACCGACTATTTACTCAGAGAGCCTTGGCACAGTCCAACTCTTTGTGCCTTACCTCGGATGTACGTTGTTTTCGCAGTTCTCCGCCTCTACTACATTCCTCTGCGCCTGACTAAGCATGACGGCTCGGTTGGTTACGGCTCACGCACATCTGTAATCAGGTCTTTCTCGGAAGTTTCCACCGCCGCTTAAATCGCTGTAACGCTCATGCACTCTAAGCAGTAAATTTTCCGCACCGGGTTTTCCTTTTGAAAGCCTTGGTAATTTAAAGTCAAGTCCAATTTATCGTGTCAGACTAGGTACGCCCTTTTCTTTCGGGAAAGGCCGAATAAGAAAAGAAGTAAAGAAATCGCCTCGACCTATTGGTAGGACTCGAACCTACAACCTCCACACCACATCTGCGCAAATGCGATGCAGCACTATCCATGTTTATGCTATCAATAGGTACAGGATTTCCGTAACATCCTTAAACGCTGTTTGAGATTTCTAAGGTGCGTGTGCAAGAAACAAACATTGAAACAAATCCCACACATCCTACGGTGGGGTATCGAACCCCACTATCCCCGGATGCTTGTCCGTGGCATTTCCAGTTATGCTATCGTAGGCATCGTTGCAACGATGGTCTTTAGCGTGACTTACGCAAGCTCTCCAAGTTTAAGTCCTGTCGGCTTTCCCAGACTACTCACATAAGCCTCTCAGTGAGCATTGCAATCTCCCTATTTAATGATTGCTTACCACGGCTTTCGCCAATACTTTTCAGCCGGAACACTAAACCAACTGTAAACAGTCAGCGTTATTCTCAGTTGAAATGTTCGATGGGAGAATCGAACTCCCGTCCCCACCGTGAAAAGGTGGTATCTTGACCGCTTGACTAATCGAACAGGTGTGGTTTTTACTTTTTGACTGGAAGCAAGGTACCCTTTAACCACAAAAAATCGTAACCAGGTTCTTGCAATTCTCCGCAGGGAAGCCGTTCGCGTCCGGTAAATCCTCTGTGAATAGGCTGCAATCTACCTAAATGGGCGAAAGAGGAATTGAACCTCCAATGTTTACCACGAGGGAACGGATTTACAGTCCGCCGCAACACCACCAATCGTTGCCGGTCGCCCGGAATTTTCTTTGTATCGCCAAGAACATTAGGAAAGAAGCGGTGGGAACCTTAATCGCAAGAGCTACGCCCACAGGTGGAATCGAACCACCACACTACACCAAGTTCGCTCCGATCATTTAGCGATTCACTTCATCTTTCAGTGCTTTACCAGCTTTGAACTTAGGTGCTTTGCAAGCCGGAATGGAAATCTCTTTTCCGTTCTGAGGGTTCTTGCCAACTCTGGCAGCGCGCTCAGTTACTTCAAATGTTCCGAAACCGACCAACTGCACTTTCCCACCCTTTCCGAGTTCTCCGCCTACGATCTCAACAAATGCGTTGAGTGCTTTTTCAGCATCACTCTTGGAAAGTCCGGCATCGTCAGCCATAGCCTGTACTAATTCAGCTTTATTCATTGCTCTGTACCTCCGTTGTTGATGAAAAATCTCCAATGTCTACGATTGTGTCTGCGCCGTCCGACAGTGACACTTTCGGCAGTGCGCCGTCCCATTTCTCCAAATACATCTGCTGCAAAATCTTATTCGTCAGTGAATCATTCAACAGCTTATTGGCATCCGCCTCTCCCTGCGCTTTAATAACGGCAGCGTCAGCTTCGCCCTGTGCCTGAGTAGTTTTTACCTTGGCATCTGCCTCAGCAGCTTCGATCTTTTTCTGATTTTCAATCTGCTGCTGTTCATAAGCCAACTGTGCGGTCTGTTTTTCAGCGATTGCCTGATTGTAACTGTCCTCAAAATCAGTATTGGCAATTACTACCTTGTTGATGATTACTACGTCCTCTCCATATTTCTCATCGAGGGCTTTCTGAATGTTCTGCATGGAAAGAGGTTCTACAATTCCTCTGTTCGTTGCATCTGTTGAGGTCAAGGACTTACTGCTTGTCTTGATTGCGGAAGCCACAAGTGTCTGTGTTACAAGGTTCTCCTTATAATTGCTGACGTTGGCATAAATCCATGCGGACATTTCCGGGTTGATCTGGTATGTAACTGTGATACCGTCATAATACAGTGCCGTTCTCTCTGATGTTTCAGACCAAATCTGTCCGTCAAACACAATGTCCTGCTGTTTGTTGTTGACTTTCTCAATTTTCTGGATGAATGGGATCTTCCAGTTTGCACCGTTCTGTATTGTTGTCTCATCAATCTGTCCGAATGTGCTTTTGACTCCGGTATATCCGGTCGGGATAATCACGAGTGAATTACCTACTCCGAATACAATCAGACCAACAAGTACCACAACAACAAAACCTTTCGGGAATTTTGCTTTCTCATTTCCCTTTTCCTCGATTTCATACTGTTTCAACGAACACCCGGCAATGATGCCGCCGAAGAAAAGTACGATCCCGATGATTGTCAAAATGATACTCATTCCGTTCTCCTTTTCCGTTTGTATTGCTACCTCTGGTAGCCGTCACGGTCATGCGCTGGACATTCCGTTTCTGTTCTGCATCGGCGCACTCAACCACCTTACTTCGTCTGGTCTATCTTGGTGTAGCTTCCATTTACCCGGGAAATGCCAGATCGCCATGCGTGGACCATCAGGGACTTGAACCCCAGACCATCCGGTTATGAGCCGGACGCTCTAACCAACTGAGCTAATGGTCCATACCTCACACTGTGGAGATTCTATGTGAGGTTTCGGAGGATTGTCATAAGTGGGAACCCTCCGATGTAGGATTGCTGTCGGGGAACAGTAATCCTAAGTGGGAAGTGTTGGTGTCGAACCAACTCCTATGGATTTTCAGTCCATCGCTTCTACCGAGTTAGCTTACTTCCCATATTACGGCACTGTTACTGTGCCGTAATGGTTAGGAGAAACTTTAATGCCATACCTTGTGTGTTTAGTCCGTTGAACTTATGTCCGTGTCACTTGGTATGGTCGTAGTATAGCGTACTAAACATTCTTTGTCAAGTGGAATAAACAAATTTTCAAAAAAATTTGTTTTTCAGTGTGCAGTCGGCTTTACAACCATTTTTCTGAACATCAGAAATCAGCTTGCTTACAGGGATTTTGAGAAAATTTGCTATATCGTATATCTTGTCGATTGACGGATAACTTTTGCATTGTTCCCAATCGCTCACGGTATTCTGCGCCACATGAACGCCCGTTGCAAGTTCGTGTTGTGTAATTCCCCTATTCGTTCTTTCTTTTTTTAAGTTGGTGGCGAAACTATATTGTCCCATGCTATCCCTTTCTATATTCCTAAGTCACTTCTCTTTACTACCTGTCCCTCTCCGCCAAGAAGAGCATCTACAAACTGAGCGAACATTGCCAGAGTGTCCGGCGCATCATCATGTTTATTCTTTCCGAGCTGTGTATAACTGCAAAGGAATGACATCATCACACCGTAATCACTCTTAGGCTCATATTCTGTAATATCCTTGAATATGACGTGTTCCTTAACCCATGAAGAATTGACGATGATCTTGGTTTCTTTGTTCTGAGTAGTGTATTTCTTCGTAATATGGCATCTGCCGCCTTTGGCTTTAACAAGTCTCTCAACCTCATTTGCGGTTCTGCTACCCTCTTTGTTGCTCTCGAACTGTGCCTGCTGTACATGATGCTTAACAAGCATATCTGAGTTGAGTTCGTCCAAGGTTCCAGGGTCGATGTTCTTGAATACCAGATCTTCCAGATAGTATCTGTCTCCGTACTGATAGAAAACTCCGAGGAAGTTGTAGTCTGTACCGGTGTCCTTGGTATCGCAGATTGCCAATATAGAATCCGGTTCTCTGTCCGGCAGTCCTCCGATATATCTCTGTAATTCTGTTGGATGATACAGAATACCCTCTCTCTCAATCGGATCACTTTTATACAGGCAGCGATATGAAACATCATCCATCGACATTTCCATATCGTGGAAGTATTTCTCATCAAATCCAACATCGTAATCGTAATCAAAGTTGCTTTTTCCGGTCTGAGGATCAATGTCTGGAACAGCAATGAACTCTGCCCTCGGATTTCCCTCGTACATTCTTTCAAGCCGGCCAATAACATCATGCACACTCCACCGGGTTGCAATGTGGATCTCTTTTGCTTTCTTCTTTTTACGAGATTTAAGGTCTGTGGTGTACTCTCCGTACAGTTTATCCAGACGATCAATCGACAGAGCCTCTTCGATACCTGAAACCAAATCGTCCACATACAGAAATCCCTCACAACGGGTAACACCGGTAAGGGAACCTCTGATTGGTCTGCAGGTCAGTGTCTTAAACGGCTGCCATCTTCCAAGGTTTATTGTCTCTTCTTTTGCATTGTTTCCCTCAAATACAATGTCTGGGAACACATCGCTCCAACAATATTCATTACTGGTAATTATGTTGAGAACAGCATCATAGAACATTCTCGTCATAAATCCAGAATGGGAGGACATAAGGTTTGGTGTGTTTGGGTAATGCCCCATTACAAACGATATAAAAAACTCTCCCAGTGTGGTCTTGCCGGTGCCAGGAGGCATTGATATTGATAGAATATCCAACTCATCATCAATAAGCCTCTGCATCTTCTGTACAAGCCAATAAATCTTATTTCTTCGTGGTTGATAGTATCTGTCCTCTGGATCTCTGTTCTTTTCCACATAGAGCAGATAAGAGTCAAAATCCTTATGTTCCTGTGCCAAGAACAAAAGAGCCTTATTGTACAAATCGTAGTATTTAATATCTCCTGTCGCACATAGTCTCAGGGCAAGGAATCTGACCTTATTCGCTAATTTCCGTGAAAGTTCTTTATCTTCCCGGATAACCTCATTTGCCATTCCGAGTAAGGACAGAAGATTGTCATAGTCACTCAGATCGCTTTTCAGAAGCCTTACGATAATCTCTTTATTCGATAGTTCGTGTTGAGCCATGAAAATTCATCCTTTCTCACGGCTCTACACGGCTCTGTAATATACCTACGGCATAACGATTTTAACTTTCGCATCCACAATAATTCCACATTTCATAGGATCATCGTATGTTTCAAACTGAATTGCACCATTTTCTTTAAGTGCTCTACCAATTTCTACTGCCATTCTGTCTTTTATGATTTCTCCCATATTGTCACTTCCTGCTTCAAATATTGTGAGTATTTTGCGTTCTCCAAATGTTCTAATCTCTTTTCTGCCATACACCGATTGCCAACCTTTTAATCGGCGGTTTTCTTCTAAGATTGTGTTATACGCTGCTTTCAGGCGTTTCCTTTTCAGGCGTGTCTCTTTCCGTTGCTTTTTCACGTTTTTCCTCCTGGTCTTTTCTATCTCGTACACTCTTACTGCAAACACTCAGAATAACCATATTAAGATGCTTATTCTGTTCTTTGAGCTGAGAGTTCTGTTCCAACAGCAGCTCATTCATCTGTGTAATTTCTTTCTTTACTTCATTGTTGGACTTTGCATCTTTCCAACCCACAACAATGTAAAGTACCAATATCGCAATCCAAATGATTGCTAAAATAACATCTACCATTCTTTTATTCCTCCGGCATATAATAAACTCCGCAGCTATACGCTGTAACATCCGCCTGTCCGTTGCCACGAACCATAATAATGCTATGATCCATTGCTAGGTCATTTACGGCATCCTCGGATATGTTGCAATTCTTGGCTACTATCATATCAGGAGGAAAAGCATTCCCAAGTAACTGTTCAAATACTTCTTTCCCTCTCTGTTCTGTATCGTAAGCCGCAAGTGTGTAATCATCGGCGGTAATTCTTTTTCCGCTGAGTGCAATGCTTTTAACGTTGCCGATGTTCACTACGTTGCTACGATCCTGGTCTACAATATACATCTCTAATCCTCCAACCACTTATTATCAAAATAGCAGAACCCGAACACGGCTGCTCCGATCAGAATTACCCATACAACCCAGAAAATTACCAGCCCGGCAGTTCCGTTTGAAACCATATAGTCCACCGCTTCATCTATCGTATCTGCCTGAATGAACGGTGTTCCGTCCTCTATGGTATTATCTTTGAGATTGGCATAGATAACTCCGCTGTATTCCGTGTTGATAACATAGTACAAATACCTCACATGGGACGATTGCTTAATTGTGTCATACAGGTAAGACCCCGGCATCTGGATTTTTCCATACGGAAACTCCACGCCAAGGAATGACACCGTTTGACTATGGCTTTCCCAACTATCGTAGTAATCCCACGAATAATATACCTCCGTAGTGTAATAAGTCTGCGTTTTCCCATTTACCGTCCGTGTATGTGCCACCTGTCTCGTGTGACGGTTATAGTGTTGTTCCTCAACCTTTATGTAGGCAGCTGGTACTCCACCTATTCCCGGATCTGTAACAGGATCTACTGCCACCAGATTTCCTTTCACAAACGCATTTCCTACATCAGTTCGCATACCGTACTGAAACAGTTCTGCATTTCCATCAATCTGCATGGCTTGATAGTATTCCTGATTCTGTTCGTCATTGTGTGAAGCTATCTTTTCACTAATGAAAAATCCACCCATAAGCATGATAAGGATAATGACGATGCTAAACATCAGTTCACGCACCGTCATATCCCAACCGTTGCCGGAGTAGATTATCTTACTCCATTTCCTCATAGGCTTATTCTCCAAACAGATTGCTTACCGGCTGTCTGTCCTCTTCGCTGTATTCCAGATAGTCATAATTGATAACCTCATATCCCATAACTCCCAAGATCTGCTTATGTGGGAATTTACGCACATATTTCTTATACGCCCTTACCTCGTTATTGTAGGCAGTGCGGTACTGCAGGATCATATTCTCTGTGGTTGAAAGTTCATTCATCAGTTCCTTGTAATTCTCGTTGGATTTTAATTCTGGGTATGCTTCGGCAACCGCAGCTATGGAAGTTGTCACATTCTCAATATCTGTGGTGCTGCCATTGTTTCCTCTTGCTTCTACGACATTAAGAAGAGTCTCTGCCTCATGCTTATCGTACTCCTTGACGCAATCTGCCAGATTGTAGATAAGATCCGTTCTGCGTTTCTCCTGTGCCTGAATATCAGAGTCAGCCGTAAAGACCTGTTCCTCCAACGAAACCGCTCTGTTGTTGGTACTTACAAAAATTCCTGCTATCAGTAATACAAATGCGGCTACAATGCCGACAATAATCCATGTTCCTTTATTTTTCATTGTTGTTGCCCTCCATCTTTATCATAAATTTGTTTTCTGCCAATACGATTCCTCCGGGAGTTTCCGTGAATATTGGCTCTGTTCCGTTGTAAATCTGAAATTCCACATCATTCCGGCAGACGGCATCTCCGCCGTCCATCGGAATAGCTGCCAGAACTTCTTTTGTATCGGTCTTATAGACCACCACCGTTGTCATATTGCACCTCACATGAAGTAATCATAACCGACACCATATTTTGCCATGATAAGACTCTTTGCCATTTCCTCTAGCTTCTGGTGTTCGGTCGCATCCAGATACACGCCCTCATAGGTTCCACCCTGACATCCCATCCAATCGTACTTGCAATGTAAAAGTTCATGCACAAGATCCTTTTCCATGCAGTGTTTGAACAGTGTATTGTTCTCTTTGTAAGATTCATCGCTGAGTAACTGGATGTTTGCCTGACTGGATTCAAATATGAATGTGTTATATCCGGCAGCGTCAATTACCTCTTCTCCGTTAGGGTTCATAATCTTATCCTTAACGTGTGCCAGTATTAGCCACCCATCAAGGAATAATCTGTGTTGCCACTCTCTCAGGCACTCTTCTAACTGCTCCTGGTTTTTGAATATGTCTATCGGTTTTTCTTTCCCCTCTCTCTTTTCGAGAGTTCCGCAAGTGTTGTTTTCAAAAGCCGTACCGTCCGCAACGGAAAAACACCATTTATCTCCATATCTGCGACCGCACACATAATCCCCTATCTTTACCGGTATTTTGCATCCGCACTGATTTCCTATGTTGGCAATAAGCACCAACCCGCCTTTTACGGTGCTATGGTCTATGAAAAAGTTCTCTCCACTGGCAGTCATATAATCATCAATTTTCTTGCCGCAAGTAAGCAGATCGAACATTTCACGCTGATTTTCCCCAGTCCACATCATGGTTTTTACTTCATCTGGGGACTGCGGTTTCAAGTTCAAATTATCCATCATTCGCTCTCCTTTACTTTCTTGGCAGATTTTACCTTGATTTTCTTTCTGCCGAACTGTTGATATACCAGAGCAGAAGCATGAACACTGTCCGTACTGCATACGGTAACAGTTCTGCGGATTGGTTTTCTCTCAATGGTTTCAAACACTACTTTGTACCACCGTTGTTTCATTGGTTCTGCCCTCCTGTATTCTCCCGTATATTCTTTCGCACTTTTCGGCGTGTTCACATCTGATTGTGGTTAATACCCTTTGGGTATGATCCGCCAATACGGTAATATCAACCTTATCAACATCAGCATCAAAATCAGGGCAGAAAGCACAATAATCTTTCACTCTGAGTTCCATTCCATTATCCATGACAGCCCACCGCCTTTAACATACTGATTTTCTCTACTAGAACATCAACCGTTGCGTTGAGCTTGCTGTTCTTAATGCAAACTTCCTGATAGTCCTCATATAATTTTCCACCATTCAGCATTTCAGTCTGTTCCTTGACTGTGGCATCCAGCTCTGCATTGAAACTTTCAAGCTGTTCAATCTGTTTCCTCAGATTATCATTCTCTTTTTCTACTTTCGCATTTCTTTCTTCCAGAGATTTCTTGTTTGCTTTCAGTTTTTCAACCTCGCTCGTAAGTTCTCCGAGTTTCTTTATCATTTCCTGCTCAGACATTGTTCCCTTTTCCTCCGTCTCTTCTACTCCGAGAAGTACCTTAATCTGTTTCTTTGAAATGTGATACGCCATTGCAAGGGCAGCTATGGATTCCCCGGAAGAATACTTTTGCTCAATCTCTGTTTTCTTCACGGAAATATCCACACCATTCGTATTGAACATACGCTTGTAGCCGCCCTCTTCCAGAATTTCTACTATCGTCTGCGTGTCGCACGCATTTAAGTCCGCAAGAATGGGTATCTGTCTCTTATGGTTCTTCGCCAAGCGGTAATCCATTAAGATTTGTCCCTTATCCATTCTTACCTCCCTGTTTTACCCCCCCCCAACGGAGAAAAAGTCCTCATGGATTGCCTTGATAACTTCCGCATCGTAGAGTGCATTGTGTTTTTGACCTTTCGGCAAATCAATTCCTCTGTCTGTAAGGAGCTGTTCTCTCGAAATGTCAAAAGCTGCCTTTTCTGAAATATCCAGGATCATTGAAATATCTTGGCAGAGATCATGGCAAAACGGATTGATGTACTCCGGCAGCAACATGGCTCCATCTGCAATCAGTTCACATAATAAAACCATATCGTAATGACATACATCAGATACAAACTGAATATCATCTCCGAAACCATCAAGCCAATTAAGTAATGCCGTTCTCACATCGTTCCTGTTTCCGATCACTCTGGTTGTAAGCTCATCCTCTTCCAGTTCCTTTTCCAACTCCGTGTTGCCACTCAGGAGCAGATGATCCAGAACATTCTTGGTAATCCAATCATCGCACTGCGTCTCATCATAATCGGTCAGTTCCGCATAAAACCTTTCGCCCTCATCAGAAACCAATCCGATACTTACGAGCGTTGTATTCTGATGCAGACCGGTAAACTCTGTGTCAAAAAATATCTTTCTCATTCAGTTCCCTCCGTTTCATCCGGGATCTCCGGCACAGCTTCAAAATTCACTCTCAGATACCGTTCAAACAATGAAGCACAGACCATTGTGTAGCTGTATACTTCCTTGTCAAGAACCTCATCCTTGATAGAATCCGTAATCTGAGTCATCATAATTGCTGTCGGAGTTGTTGATTTCTCGTTCTCAAATGCTTTCAGCATAATGTTGCCGTCATATCCCTTGGCAAATTCCCTCAGCGTCATTGGTTATTCCTCCGATTTCTGCGCCTTTTTAGCTTTCTTGGCAGCTTTCTTTGCCTCTTTTTCAGCCTGCGCCATCTCAGGAATGAACTCACGGAAGATATTGTTGTAATTTCCGTTGTTGCCGGCCCATTTCTTCACGATAGCCATAGCCAGACCGGCTTCCTCAGAATAGGTATCAGCCTTTTTAGGCTTACGAATGGTTACTTCCTTGCCATCAACAACCTTTTTCTTGATTTCCACATTATCCATGCAGTTTACAACCGTCTTTGTGCCGTCAGACCAAAATACGATTGTTGCCGGATTCTGGAACAGGACTTTCTCGATACCGTATGCTCCAATAGGCTTGTCCTCAACCATTGCTTCTACACACAGTTTGTCACAACGATACGGGCTGCCGCATACATGATTGATCTTTCCAGCGTAAGTCGTGCCGTCCTCGCACTCAATAGTTACTCTCTTAAATTTCTTGTCCGCTAAACTTCTATCCATATTGTCCTCCTTAATACCTAACTGGTTAAAAATGTCTCTAAACGATGTTTCTCCCGGAATAGCGCATGACGCTATAACCTGATCTCTTAACAATCCGATTGTGGCATTTTGACATTTCTGTGAAAAATCCTCTGTGATACTCGCAACCGGTATATCATCAAAATCCGGCCATGGTTCTCCGAGACAGCGTGCTCTTTCGATGCTCACTCTCCGCCACTGTTCTGCCGATGTTGTTGCCGTTACCTGTCTTGCATTTTCCCACCATCGGTTTTCGGTAAATGCCGAGTGTTGCATCACTCTGTCAAATGTTTGTAATGGTGGTATCAGCCGTTCTTTCGGTAATCCAAAGCGTTCAAAACCCTGCATGGCAAACGCTATCGGATCGGGTAACTGTGCCGCTTCTGGCGGTCTCCACGGTTTCTTTTCTTTCTCTTCCATTGGTGTCCTCCTTGTGATTTATTATCAAGGGTGGTATGCCCTTAATCTCATGTTGAAATTGTTCTCGATTTTCGCCACAACGCAGTCCTTTTTCAGTATGCACTTAGCACATTTTTCGAGATTTCTGTAAGGTTCTCTGCCAAAACACGGTTGAAACAGTTTGTTTATGGCAGATTTCTTCATTTTCACTTCAAAAGGTATTTCAAATCCATCTTTCAGATGAGAAATATCCGGCATATCATACTCTTCATCCAGTGTAGGCTCAGATATTTCCTTAATTTCCGCAAGCGGTATGGGGTCTCCGAGCCATTCATCCATGATAAAGAGCTGTGGTCTGGTCTCATTTTCCATCAATATTCCTCCTATGCCTCTATCAGTGTGAATACACGTTTATACACATCCTTATCCGGCAGACACCGCAATTTATTCAGTGTTGTGTTTCCAAGATAAACATTATATGTGCAATCCCCTATGGTTAATGTTCCTATGTTGCCCGGATCATTCAGATCCACTTGTACGCTATTGTGCTTATTCAGTATCGCCCGTATGGTCTTGCATACTTCCTCATTTTCTTTTTCTGATGCAAGGCAATCAAAACACGGATTTTTATTCTTTGATGATCTCATAATATTCGCCCTCACACTCTTTCGGAGCCATAGTTCCCCATCCGTCAGCCTTTCTCAGTTCATAATGGGTTCCTCTGTCGATGGCAAAAAGTTCTTCGCCCTTATCAATAGTCATTTTCATGTTCTTCTCAGTGTCATTCACGACAATATCCTGTAAAAAACGTGCTATCATGCCTCTTTCTCCTTTATCACTTCGGCAAACGCCGGATTCTCATGCAGCTTTTCAGTAGACCATCCCATGTGATGATACAGTTTTTCCATAAATTCAAGGCACTCCGCTTTGTCATACGCCAATAGGAAACACAGTAATTGTTCTCTGTTATATAGCACTGACGGTCCGACTCCCATTTTGATGTAATCGTAATCTGGGTAACGTACCTGAAACTCATTCGGTGCTGCTGCCAGTATCTCAAATTTCACTGCCGGTCCATGCGGCTCCCTTATGCAATGCCTGAATGGTATCATGCTCTATCCCTCACTCTCTTTTCCCACCGTTCGTGTTTGCGTGCCATCTGTTCCTCATCTACTGTCAGCGAAAGTTCCCCGGCACACTGCACGACATCCGTGTACTCTTCTCTGATATTTTCTATGGCTTCTTTCTCTGTTACAGGTGTCGGATTCTCTTTTCGTATGATCCTTGCCATTTTGAGTGCTGCCTTTGCAAGTTCGGTACATTCCTCTGCAAGCTGTTCCAACATTGCAGCTTCGCCAATTTCTTCAATAATTTTCATTATCTCTCCCTCTTTGTGATAACTTTAAGTCTATCCAGTGGATATGTCTCCACTTTGCCATCTTCCAGAACGACAACCGCTTTTGTGCCAAGCAGGCTCGTGATTGTATCTATCCATGTTCCTTTTCTATTCTCACAGTGAGTACAATCTGGTATCTCATTGCACATATCAGCAATATCGTTACAGAATTTGCACTCTGCATAGCTTCTTGTGATTTCTACCGGTCTATCCATGCCCTACACCTCATACTAATAATTGCTCAATGCTTATTTCTCCACATTTCTTACACCCACATTTGCATACCTCGCACTTAAATCCACCGTAATCATGTACCGTCCAGAGGACTTCCAGGACTTCCCACTCATGCTTGCACGGAAGAAAATACGATACCAAAATCTTGTCGAATAACCTTTTATACCACGGTTCCTTGTGCCAAGACCTCTTTTTATTTTCCGGGGAATTTTTGGAATTGCTGTTTTCATTGCTCATCCGGTTTTACCTCCTATGAGGCGTAAGCCTCCGCCGATTTTTATTTTTCGCCTGTTATCGTTTCTACGTGCAGACGTGACGGCATCCTCATTATGAGGTCATTACACATTTGATTCAGACGATGGTTTTCATCCGCAAGCGTATTTACCATGAGGTACAATCCCTCTTCTCTGGTAAGTTCTCCACACTCTATCATCTGCCATACTCGGAATACCGTTGCATTGTTTCTGATATGCGTTTCAGAGATTCCTACGGTGTATGCCTCTGTCATGCAGTCCGGTTGAACTTCCGCAGTGTGTCCTCTTTCCATTTGTCCCATGCGGTCTGTTTCTTCTCTCTGCATACTTCCGCCTCTCTCTGCTTATTCTGTGTTGCTGTTTCTTTGTTCTGTTCCATATTTCTCTCTTTCTATGCCGGTAGGCATCCGCCGATTTTGGATTTTGTGGTTTTGTAAAGTCCTCACTTTCCTTTTGTTATTCGGATGCCGTGTTTATACTTACATTGTAAATTGGGCGGTTTACGGTAATAGGGTTCTTTGCCATTTTACGATTGGGGTGGTTTTGGGCTTTTTAATTTTTCGGGAACTCAGAGGGGTGAGTTGCCCCTGATCCGCTCCGCTCTACACCCCCGCCCCAGGGTATAAGCTGCCGGACCTGTCCCCGGATCGCCACACCAGAACCGCCGGAAACGTGCCGGAGTTCGTAAAAGTAAAAGAAAACGAACCGCAAAACCGCATAAACTCTATATATTTATATCTCCGTCCGTGTCTGCCGGATCTTTTCCGCTCATTTCCACCGGTAAACGCTGCGCGATCTCTGCCGCCGTTGGCAGTTCTGCCGCCTGCTTGCCTACGTTTAAATCTATCTTTTGCGCCGCCTGCGTGTAGCCGTGGTTGTTGTTCATATCCGTAGCGAATACGATCGGCGGGATCTTGCCAGCAAAGGCAAGTTGTTTCTTAAATGCTGCGATACTGGTTTTCAGTCTTTTTATTGTGTCAGAATACGCACCAGGGCGGGCAGTTTCCCAATTATTAAGCGTTTCCCTAGAAATCCCGGCAAAACTGCAAAAGCCCTCTACATCAGGAACCAAGCGCACACCCTCCGCCGCTCTATCCTTAATATATAAAATGTATTTTTCCGCTACCTCTGTAAATTCTTCTACCGTTTCCAACTTCCTAGGCCGTCCCCCTTTGTTCTGTACCTCTCCGCCCTCCGGCGTTTCCTCTGTCTGTAAGAATCCAGTTAAAAAGGCATCACATAAAACCGCCGTTGTTTCCGCGTCCGTTGGTTCATAGTCGCGCCCCTCCTTAAAACGTTTATAACTCTGTTTCCTGACTCCGTTCTCGTCTCTCTGCGCCGTTTCTTTCTTCTCTGTTGCCATCTCTGCGCCCTCCTTTCCTCTGTGCCCTCCGTGGCGGTCCTACGATGTCACACGGGCAAAATAAAAAGGACACCGGGAAAAGCTGCTTTTTCGCTTCTCTCTGTGCCCTACGTTCTACTTTTTCGGCTATCCTTATTTATTTTATATGTGGATCTGCTCCGCCCTCCGGCGGCTCTGTTATTTCTATTTCAATTCCGCAACCAATGGCGGCGGCGTATTTCTCCATATCTTCAAGCGTGAACTTGTCGGCGTTTAGTCTCTGGTTTACGTTCTGCCGGGACACGCCCAGACGATCCGCCACCTCTTGCACCGATACCCCGCGCCGTTTCATCATAACGCGCATTTTTTCGCCAAAACTCAACCGCACCGGCTCCGCCCTCCTTTCTATTCTATACCCCTATAATATATAGGAATCTGCGCCGCCTGTCAAGTCTGCCGTTTACATGGTAAACACTGCGCCGGTATTTTCTTGCACTTTGTAAAGTGTACAATTTACACAACAAACCGCCCTTATTTTGTTTAGTCGGCTATACATGTTTCACAAACCGCAATAATTTGTAAATTTTTCGCTTGACTTTGTAAAGAATACGCTTTACAATACAATCATAAAGAACGAACCGCAACGGACAACAACGAACCGCCGGACGTTCAATAGAATAAACAAGCGCAGGCAAGGGCGCACGGTGTACCCCAAAAGAACAACGCACCGCAGACCGGACCAAGGGAATCAACCCGGACCAAGGCAACGGCGGCGCGGCACTTATTAAGACGAGACCGAAACACACGCCCCACCGCCTCCGGCTTGTATCTCCTGTGAGGGCTGCCCCTGTGGCAATGAGTGCATATATCAGGCGAAAGGAAAATTGTAAACCTGTGCTATGGTGTACCAATTCACACCGCACATATAAAAAAGATAATTAAGTTATTGGAAGTATGAAAGCACTTTGAAACTTTCAGAACCGCACGAGATCGGGAAAGCGGTATAAAACCGGCCCGGCATCGAGTGAAAGCAGTTAGCACTCTAACAATGATTAACGCCCCCGACGCTCCCAGGGGAAAGCGGGAACCGCTCCGGAACTATTGAGCCGGGGCGATGGCTGGAACGAGTTACCTATATACACGCAGCATAAAAGGGAATAGGACAGGCGAACCCCTGCAAGCCGCCGTCTGCAAGTCTGACGCAAACGACTTTGAAACAAAATAAAAAGGGCGATCCGCTACACCTACCAAGCGACACGGACCGCCGCCACCCCTCCGGGGCTTGTCTCCTATTATAACAGGCTTTCCCGGATGGAACAACGGAAAAGAGAGGGAAAGACCATGACAGCAGAAAAAATTATTGATTCTTTGAGATTCACAGCAACAGAGGCAGACGAACAAAAGGACCTTTTTACACCGTCCCACGTTCTCTATAAATGCCGCATTATCAACCCGGCAAATAATCGCCGCTACACTTTTGATTATCAATGCAACCCAAGCGCAACGCATGAGCCAACAAAAGAAGATTGTTTATATTGTCTCTTGTCTGATGCTTCTTGTGCTGATAGCTGCACAGATGAGGCGGACTTTTTAACAGAGTTTGGATATATTGACGGCGGAGCGGATCAGGTTCGCAAAGGCTTAAAGGCCTATAAGGCTTGCAAGCGTACCGCGGCAGCTATTGACCGTATTTTTACAGAGGACGAAAAAACCGCCCTTAATGAATATTACGAAAATTACTAATTGACAGAAACGAGGCGCGCGCCCTCCGGGGCGCTCCCTCTCAAAATATAGGAGGCTTATATATTATGATGACATTATCAGAGGCGAAAGCCATTTATAGAACCGGAAAAGGCCACTTTTTCGACCGTGAAACGTTCAAATATTGGGGATCTCGTATAGAATCCGCTTTGTATAAAAACCGCTGTTTTGTTACCAGTGAAAACAATTTTGACGGCAGCCGCAGAGCTTACACCGTGCGCCGTTTCTCTCCTGACTTTCTCCACGTTGAGACGGTTGGAGAGTTCCAGGAACACGCTACAAAATGGGGCGCAAGAGAAGCAGCAAAGGAGGTTGTATAGAGTTATGAAAGAATTTATGTATGTTTTCCAGATTTCAAAATTGATCACTTTTGAAGTAAATTTTTACACCCTCGGCACCAACTCCGCGCCGTACTTCTCAACCTCTGCGAATGAGTTCTGCAGAAGTAAACTAGACTACACCAGAGGCGGACAGGCTCAGCGGGATCTGTTGCCGAAGTTCTCCCCGGCTCGCCGTTTCTTTGAAAAGTGGGATCATTGCCATTTACACGACTTGACCCCGGCAGAATATGAGGAAATAGCCGCAGATATTGAGGAATTGAAAACACGATACAATTATATTGAGGACATCCGCGACACTTTCCGCGGTTCCCGCTCCTCTATTCCATTTTATGATATTGTGAAACTCTCCAAGATGGAGCCCAAAAAGAAAGGGGGCGCATAGTATGAAAATCGACATTGAAAGACTTATTGACGCAGTAGCCGCAGAAAATGAGGCCTACAACGAATATTGTTATAGCTCTAAAACCTTATACCGTGGTCCCTTTGAGGAAATCACAACCCGAAAAAATCATGTTAATTATGCGCGAGAGGTTCACGACAGGGAACAAAACGCCGTTGATACATTGGCGGAGGTTTTTCAAATGGACACAGAGACACGCAACCGGCTTTATATTGCAACTAGAGCCGTGAACCGATGGCGGAACGCTACACAGTGGGCGCGGCTTATCCCGGACACCATGCAAGACCAGATCCGCCGGTTTATCTTCGGAGAACCCGAAGCACCTAATAGCACTTGTAAATATTGCGGAGTATGGCAGGCATAGACGGACGGCGGCGGATCATCCGCCCCGGCTCTGCCGGATATATTAAAAGATCGGAGGCTTTAGGATGGCTTATAAATGTCTGAACCGTTCCGCAGTATTGGAACATCTGCAAGAGGGGCAAACCGTAAATATTGATGAGTATATAGAGAAAATGCAGTTTTTCAAGAAATACGGAAACAACCAGGGAATCTATATAACAGACAGCCGCTATATTGAGTATAGAGAAATCGGCTTGCACTATTTCAAGTATGATACATTGATAAAATTCTTTGAGGATTTCAAACAGAGGAACCACACAAAACGTATATTGATAACATTCAGTAAAAACCACCGCTTACAATGTGAGCCGGTGCAGGATTAAGGAGGCCTTTATATTATGGGATGGGATTATACACACGCTACACACTACACCAGAACCGGAGCTATTGACCGGAAAGCAGAAATTGACGAGCTTTACACATGGCAGAACGACACCAGAAAAGCCGAGGTTGTGCGCTCCGCAATGGTAGGTGGTACATATTACGCCGCTGTTAAAGTAACCATATTGAGCACCGGAGAGGTTGAGACATTCGCCGCCGTTGCATTGACGCACACAAACAACCGGGATTATTTCAACTTTGGAGTTAAGACGATGGAGGAAAGCATGGGGCCTTGTGAAGATCATTGCCCGGCTTCGATTCTCTCTCTTCTCTCCCCTACTGATTCAGAATATGCCAATAACTGGCGCGAGAGATGCAGAAAGAACATTGAAGCAAAGAAAGATCCGCACGCATTGAAAAATTTACCTGTCGGCGCAGTGATCCGCTTTACTCTCCACACCGGGGAAAGCATCGAACTATTGAAACACGCCGCGGCGTATCAGTTCAAACGCCCTTTCTGGTTCTGCCAATCATCCGGCCGTTATATGCCAGCAACCAGGATCCCGGCAAATTATGAAGTAGTCACAGCATAACATATTGAGTTTAGGAGGATAAGAAACCATGAATAATACAGCATTGAGAATTGAGAACGGTATGAGCAGTTTTGAGCTACTGCAGGCCAAGGTGTCAAGCCTTGAAGCAACAGAAAAGCGCATGAGCATTGAAGAGGATCGCCGCATGGCTGCCATTGATGCAATGGATCGCACCTATAATAACCCATCCACACCGCGCCGCACACGCTTTGAGCTTTCTGTTGAGCTTCCTATTCAGCGTGAGGCATTGAAGAATTACCACAATGAGCGCAGCCGTGTATCTGCCGAACTTCGAGGATTAAGAACGGCCATTGATCTTATATTGACAGTTTCCAATTATGGCGGAGAGGTAACACCGAATAATCGCCGGATGATTGAGAGTATATTAGCTTAAACGTTACATTGTAACATTGAGTAACAGCGTGTAATATGGAGGTAACACATGAACAAAGATAAATTAGAAGTATTTATGAACTACTTAAAAGAACAGTTTCCCGGTTGCATTGAGGATCATTTCACTTATGATTTGATCAAAAATCTCATTGACTATGTATATAGGGAGCACGGTCACAAAAAGAACTCCGCAAGGGCGATTATCGCAAGCATACTTCCAGAAGTAACCTATGAGGAATTGGAGGCTTACTTACCTGATTTTGATGAATGGGAGGCGAAATTATGATAAAGATGTCATTCTACGATGGAGCTTTAGACAGAACCAAGGCAAGGGAAGTTGTTGAGGCATCCGAAAAGCCTTTGATGTTCCGATATGGCTTCGCTTTTAGGGGCGCAGAGAAAAGACCTATAACCAAAGAAAAAGCATTGAGTATTATTGATGATTCCGGCAACTATCTGGATATAACAGAAACCGACAATGAGATCCTTTTGAATACTTTTTCAAGTAATGATATGTTGTAGGAGGTATGAACGTGGTAGTTATTTCATTGACAGATAGAGAACAGACATTATTGAGTGACAGTGTATTGACGATGATAGAGAACGCAGGGCAGGCGCAACGCCTTGTATGTGACACTGAATCGCAGAAAGCTATTGACATACACATCAAAGAATTACAGGCATTAAACAGAAAGTTGTGTACTACCGGCATCCGGTAAAGAAAGGATTGAGAACCATGAGAAAGAAAAGCGTATTTATTAACTGTATGGAGGCATTGACCGCAAACAGAAAACACAGCGAGGCCCGCACACTTCTCAATGCAGGACTGAAAGAGTCCGCAGAGAGACAGACCGCTGCCACCGCTCCGGCGTATGAACTTACAAAGCCGTATATCTTCCCTGCCGTTGATGGCAATATGACTTATCACACCTCATGGGGATCTCATGGAGTAAAGAACGAAGCTGAAACCATATTGAGTGTATTGAACTCTTTCCGCCTCCGCTCCACCCTTGCAAAAATCAATCAAGGACCACGCCTTACACAGTATGTTATTGAACCGGCTCCCGGAACTCAGGTGCAAGCCATTTTGAGACATGAAAAGGAATTTCAGGCAGCTTTACATTGCAACGCCTCTTTGAGATTTGATAATGGCTATGTGTATATTGAGGTTCCGACCGGTACAGAAACCGTGTTCCTGGGCGATATGCTCATTGATAATGAGTATCAGTCCTCCAGTGGTTTCACAATGGCGATCGGCATGGCGGTTGACGGTTCCAAGCATTACATTGATATTGCCAAGGCTTGCCATATCCTCATTTCTGGTATGACCGGATCTGGTAAATCAATCGTTCTGCATAACCTCATCTTGTCTCTATTGATGAAAAAGAATCCGGCACAGATGCACTTATATATCATTGACCCAAAAGCAACAGAGTTTGAGTATTACAAGAACCTTGCAGCGTGTACGGTTGTATCTGAGGTAAATGGTGCGGTTGAACTATTGAAGAACCTTTGTATTGAGATGGATCGCCGCTACTCCATTCTTGCCTCTACCGGCTGCCGTGACATTGACAGCTACAATACAAAGTTCGCAGATGCTCCTATGAGGCGTGACATAGTTTTCATTGATGAGTTATCCGACCTTATGAGCATGGGTGGAAAATCCGTTGATGGACATATTGTAAGAATTGCACAGAAAGCCCGTGCCTGTGGCATCCACCTTGTAATCGCTACACAGTACCCGGTTGCAAAGGTTGTTACTGGATTGATTAAGGCAAATATGCCTACAAAGATCTGTCTCCGTGTTGGTACAGTCACAAACTCTATGGTCGCATTGGATATGGCTGGCGGCGAAAAGCTCATGGGGCATGGCGATATGCTCTTTCTCCCTAACGGTTCTCTTTCCCCGGTAAGGTTGCAAGGTGGGTTTGTATCTGAGACGGCAATCAACAATGTCGTTGCCGGTTTGATGAAAAATCAGTAAGTAGGAGGATGGTTAGAATGGCAGGAAAGACAACAACAGCTTGTACGCATGAACAGTACGAGACTATCATAAAAACTTTATATGAGGGCATTGGAGACTGCATACAGCCTAATCCCCGGATTGCTACGATCCTCGTTATTGAGGCGAATGTAGGATTGCGTATTGGAGACACACTCTCCCTCCGGCGTTCCTCTTTCATCAAGACACCATCCGGCCACGCTTTCAATATCGTTGAGCATAAGACCGGAAAGGTTCGCCGTTTCAAGGTCCAGGAACAGGTCTACAACTTCCTCCTTGAATATGCGGACTCTGAGGGCATTGAGGGCGATGATCTGATATTCCCTATCGGTGTCCGGGCAGTGCAAAAGCATCTGAAAAAGGTTTGCGACTGGCTCGGTCCTGAATATGAGGATATATCCACCCATTCGTTCCGTAAATACTTCGGAACAGAGATTTACTACAAGAATGGAAAGGACATCGAACTGGTCCGCCGCCTGTATCAACACAGTTCCGCAGCCGTTACAGCTCGCTACTTGGGCGTTACGGACGAAAAGATTGAACAGGCATTAGATTCCCACGTTGATATTATTTACCGCCCCAAATGAGGCGCATATATAGTAATGGTTCCTTATAAGATTTGTCTATTTGAGTGTCGTGTAACAGGTTTCTGGCAGTTTTTAATGTGAAAACTGCTGCCGGTATGAGGGTTGATAACGGCATACACCATCCCTTTGTTGGTTGACAGGTTTTCCGGCTTTAATGCGAAACCGGATAAGGATAGTGGGATCTCCTGACATTCGCGTATCTCCGGCGGAGCGCACGATGCCGCTTGATAAGAACGTGTCCAAATAGACAAATGCTATAAGGAACCATTGAAGAAATGGAGGTCTTAGGCATGATTGATATTACAAACTGCAATAAAATCATAGTCGATACCATTGAGAAAACAGAGAAGATCATTGAATGGTATCAGCAAAATAAAGATTGGTTGGATGCCGAAGAGTTCCGCATCCCCATTCCCTCCGCATTGGTTGAACTGCCGGAGGAAGATATTAAATTCTATTATGAGCAGGAGGGTGTATTCGTCAGACTGCATCTGTATATGGGTGGCATGTATGTCTGCAATTATCGGTATGATCCGAAAACTCAGGAAATCGAAAACATTGTCTTTCCTGCCGGATTAAGCAAAGAGAAACGAAAGGTTGCCCGGATGGTTCTTGCCGCTGACAGAACGCCATACAAGGAGGCATTGAAGTTCCACTCTCTCATGTGTTTTGCAACTCATTACCGCAACTGCATTGAGACTACGGAGCAGAAAGAGAAGCGCATTTCTCATAAGCATCAAAAAAGGTTGCGCCGTTCAGGCGGTGCTACACCACTGATAACCACATACCACATTGATAGCAGACCTATTCCTGCAGACGGTACAAAAAGGCATTACACAAAACCTACTGAGCAGGTAAGCGTGAGGGGGTTTTACCGAACTACCAAAACCGGTAAACGTGTATGGGTTCGCCCATTCACAAAATACAACGGAAATTCTGGAAATAATAAAACATACAAAGTATAGGAGGATCACTATGAGTAATTTGAAAGTTTATGCAAAAACCATCGAAGATGAGGCTTTAGAACAGATTAACACTCTTCTGTCTCAGGATGCCTTTAAGGACTGTAAGGTTCGTATCATGCCGGATGTTCACGCCGGAAAGGGATGTGTCATTGGCTTTACTGCGGATCTCGGAAACAAAGTAATTCCGAACATCGTTGGCGTGGATATTGGATGCGGTATGCTCTGCGTAAGCATCGGACACGGAGAAATCGACTTTGATAGATTGGATAAAGTCATTCGCACTTATGTTCCAAGCGGAAGAAATGTGCATGACGGCCGGCAGATCCGTTTTGATGAATTGCAGGATCTTTACTGCTACCGAGAATTGAGAGATACCAAACGCATTGAGCGTTCTATCGGCACTCTCGGCGGTGGTAATCATTTCATTGAGGTTGATGTTGCGGAGGACGGTTATAAGTATCTGGTTATTCATACTGGCAGCCGCAATCTTGGAAAACAGGTGGCGGACTACTATCAGAACCTTGCCTATGAACTGATGTGTGGCAAGGATGATCTGTATGATCGTCAGGAAAAACTCATTGCCGGCTATAAAGCCGCCGGAAGAAAATCTGAGATTGAATCCGCAATCAAGGAGCTGCACAGGAACTTCCGTGCTGTCACTCCGAAATTGCCGAAAGACCTCTGTTATTTAGAGGGCAAGTACCGTGAACAGTATCTCCATGATATGAGGATATGTCAGAAGTTTGCCTACATGAACCGTGTTATGATTGCTCAGATTATATGCAATCATATGGGATGGGGAGTCGGTGCGGAAATACCGGATTATTTTGAGTGCATCCACAATTATATCGACCACGACTCCAACATTGTCCGTAAAGGCGCTATCTCTGCCAAGTACGGAGAAAAGGTTCTTATCCCTATCAATATGCGTGATGGGTGTATTCTCGGAACTGGCAAGGGAAATGAGGATTGGAACTGTTCTGCGCCGCATGGAGCTGGACGGCTTATGTCACGGATGAAAGCAAAGGAAACTCTAAACATGAGTGATTATTCAAACTCTATGGATGGCATCTACACTACTTCCGTATCAGAGGAAACCATAGATGAGGCACCGATGGCATACAAGCCTATTGATGAGATTGTGGAATGTATTGGAGAAACCGTTGATATTCTTGCGATTCTGAAACCTATATATAATTTCAAGGCAAGCGAATAATGTGGCATTGATAGACACATTGATGTATAATGGACTAAACATTTATATAGGGAGGATATGTCTATGAAGATGAGATATTTTGCCATACTGTTACTGTCGGCCGTTCTTTTGACTGGTTGTGGCGGCGGTACATCTACCAAAAATGGCACTACTGCGGTCACGACTACGACAGAAAGTAAAGACAAAACAGACCTTGCAGATTTGATGAGTACGCAGGATTATTCCTGTACTGTGGATGATTCTTTTATGTATTACGTTATGTATGTAACAAACAATTCAGATAAGGTTGTGAGTATTGATCTGAATGTGACCGCATTGGATTCTTCCGGCAGTATGGTTGGTTCTTCCAGCGATGGAACAAAAGCGGTTGCTCCAGGGCAAACAGCCGGTATATGGACCACATTTGATGAATGGGATAAGATTGATAGTTTCGATTACACACTGTCGGTATCAGAGGAAAAGGAATACTCTCCTGTCTATTCTGACTTATCCGTTGACTACAATACTACCGACAGCGGCATTGTTGCATCCGTGACAAACAACGGAACTTCCGCCGTAGATTATGTGTTGATGGATGTGGTGTACCTTAAAGATGGGAAGATGGTTAATTTTAGCGAATTATCTTTTATGGATGATAACCAGGAATTGCAGCCCGGTACAACTCTTTCCCAGGAGGGCACTTGCTACTCTGATTCCGGTTTTGATGATGTAGTGATTGCCATAAATGGCAGGAAATGATTTAAGGCAGAGGTTTTATTCCTCTGCCTTTTCTATGAGTTCCCATGCCTTTTCATCGCCAAATTCTTTCCTTACGGCTTTCCACAATCTGAGGTACTTCTTGGATTCTCTGTCCCTTTCAGTCCTTGTCTTGTCAATCTGACTTCTGAGACGGCTTATATACTGCTCATCCTCCGTCTGTATCAGCTTATCAGAATCCCGATACAGCGAACGGATCATACTCTCTTTGAGCATATCTACCCACGGAGTAGATACCTCTGTACTGCGTCCATTGACCGAACGGCGCATTTTATACTCTCTGCCGGATAAATCCTGTTTCTTTGCTTTCTTAGCGCAGTAATCTCCGATATAGACACCAATCCAGTCCGGTATCTCTTCTTTGACCTGATTGTATAATTCCCTTGTGAGAACATAATAGTTGTAATGGCCGACAAATGATTTTGCAGCAGCACTATGGAAGTCCGCTTTCGACACCTTAATTTCATAGCATCGGAACACTCCCTTGGTGTCATAGGTCATGTAATCAACTCTTTCTCTTCCGCAAAATCCGATTGTTACCTCATAGCAGCCAAATACACCGGTCTTTCTTGTGACCCGTCTGATTGCTTTTTCCAGTGCTACAGTTTCAGCGGTTTTCATTTCAGATCCTCGATTGAGAATACAAGGCCTACACAATAAATCTCTCCATCTTCCCAGATGTCAAAGTGTTCGCAAGGAATGTCTGTTTTGTAAGTCCATGTTGCCGGAAGTCCGTCCCTGTTCATGCCATCACACCAGACAGCATCTATCCAGTTTGCACGTTCTTCTCCCTCCTGATCCACACCGTTTCTGTCAAAGTATACTCTTCCTCCATCGAAGCAACCGCCCTCATCATAGATTGCCCCATCAAACTCCATGAGATCATCAGATGCACCGTAAACAATAACCAGACCGCTTTCCTTTGCTTCCTGCTTCACATCATCAAAACTATCTCCGTATGCTCTTCCATTGAGCTTGTCTGCTAATTCTTTTGCTGTAATCATCACATATCCTCCTTAATCCGTGTATACCACTATTTTCTGCCCCTCCATTCTGTAACCAAAACAGAGGTTTCCGCCGTCTGCTATGATTGCACAGTCATGGTCGGACAGATTATTTACGTTTCCGATAATCTCATAATATTTACAGGCATATCCGCTTTCTCCACTCATAATAACGGTTTTCTTGGAAAGAATCTTATTCCGCTGTTTCTCTGACATATAATCCCACTCATACGGATATACCACAACTGCCTTGTCCTTGATCTTTTCGTACTCCTTGAACCATGTTTTAATCATCGGCTGACTCCTTTCTTGCATATTTGCACCCTGAGAAGTTGGTTCCGACATCAAGAAACATATCCAGAATGATTTTCTCGCTCTCTCCGCAGAAATTTATATGTCCTGTCTTTGTGTGTTTAACTATCAGCTTTTCGCAGTTAAGGCAGCACGCCTTTTCGTTCCGTTCCTCGAACATCTGCAAAGCCGTCTTATTCATTCTGGTTTCCTGCCTTTCTGAAATGATCCGCAATTTTGCAGATTGTAGCATCTCCAATTCCTTTGATTGAAGAAATCTCTTTGAGAAATTTGTTAATATCCGCTCCGCCGGAGGACTTTTTACCCTGATTAAAACCCTCGCCTCTGGCTTTCTCTACTCTGTCCTCGACATAATGTACCAACTGCTCATCTGTCATTTTCCGCATCTTTACGGCTTTTTCGTGAATCTTATCCTCGTCCGCAGTTCTGCGGCAACTTCTTTTCTTTGCCATGGCGTTACCCTCCTATCTCATGTATGTTGTAACGATGCACGTATCGTCCTCCGGTGTCCTCGGGAACTTAAAAATAAATCCGGCTGACATTACATCATCTTCGCATCTTTTAAGGTTTTCATATTCGCAGTAAACATTCGTTGGCCGATTCTTCTCTCCGTCCCATACTCTTGCCACCACTTTTCCCGGAAAGTCTTTCGGGCTGTCATATATCACTACTAGCGGCACTTTTATATCTGAATAGTCCACCAGATTAAGTGTCGGTACTCTCTTATACAACGGCGTGTTCTGCTTTGCTAATTTCTTCTGTTTGTTCACTCCCATACCTCCTGTAATTCCACATGGAATGATTTCAATAGTTCATCGTCCATATTTGACATAAATGTTCTGTACGATATGTCTGGCTTATTTTCCATAAACCACTCTACCGCCTTTTGATTTCTGGCTGTTCTGGTAGATAGATTTCTCCAATTCTCCTGATACCGAACCCGTTTCAATTCTCCGTACCCTACAAGAAATCGTTCTCTCGTGCCATTCCTATCAATCCTCATAGGCACATACGGATCAACAATCTCGTAATCTATCCGCCGGACTGCTGCCGGAACTGCCATAACCCACATTTCTCCTGTGGCAACGGCATCCGGCACTTTATCCGCTATCTGCTCCGGCATGAGGATAGCATCACTCTCTATGTAATACGCACGGATAACAACCGGCACACCGATTCTTGCCATGTTGTACGCCACTGTTCCGCCTTGCGGCATCGCCTGGATTGCACTCAATATGTTAGGTGCTACGCATATCCTCGGAGTGGTGTTATCCTCATCCGGGCAAATCTGTTTCGGAACTCTCGGAACAAATCTCTCTACTTCATCAAATGAAACGTGAACCAATTTACTGTTGCTTCTTTTTCCTCTTTGCTTCATCCTTTTTCCGTTGGCGTTCCTCCCAGTAGGGATGTTCCAACCTTTCCAGTCCAGTGCATCCTATCTGCAGGCACTTATGGACTTTCATTTGCTTCGTTGATAGATACCCTTTATGTGTTTTGCAGTACGCTACCGGCGATTTAAGCATATTCTTATCAATGCTCTGGAATAAATCAGGCATGAATAAGAGCTCTCGGAAACTCTTGAATGAGTTCTTCGCCCCAAATGTCCGTGAGGCTCGGTTTCATAAATACCGGTATGTTGTACTTTCTGCACTGCTCCACAATATTTTCAATCCATTCTCGTCTTGGTATGACTTTATCTTTTCTGTTGCCTGTTTCCGCCCCTACTATGACCCACTCAGGGATGTATGAACCGACTCCTATCTCTCCAAAGTCAGTAAGGATCGGTTCGATTGACAGGAAAGTGTGAAACTCATACATTCCATCCTGTCCCATGTATTCCGTATAGGGATCCGTAACCGTTGTTCCGTACCACATATTATCCTTTAACGGCAGCTCTCCATAATGGTGCAATGCCATATATCTTCCGGGATTCTTCGTGAGGAAAAGGTAATTATGCTGTGGAGCCGCCTCACACGCATTGAAAACCTCTCTTATCCACCGATCCGGCACCCATTCTCCAAATATGTCTGCCATTGAGCCGACAAAGATATTCCTCCGTCTCTTCTTATCTCTGTACTCTCCCATGCGGTATCTGTGTATTGTCGGTACAAATCCGTGTGGATAAGCACATCTGTACTGTTTCCCGGTCTCATCATCCACATAATACGGCTGCTCATTGATTTCGTAGACTTCTGAGCCATCATCTCTCGTAAGTTTGTACGTTTCCGGCTCTACCAGATGGCAGCCTTGTCTTGTGACAAATCTATTGGATATTCCTCTGGCATAACAGTAGGGACATTTGTGATAGCATCCTGTTATCGGATTCCATGTGCTGTCAGCCCATTCGATTTTTGTATTATCCATTACGCTTCCTCCTGACATATTTCCCTATATGATTGACATAACCGCAGAAACAACACTTTACATCATCACGCAGACGGCTTTTAAAGATCTGATTGCCACAACGCTGACAATCAAACTCTTTCGGGTTTACTTTATTTTTCTTCATTCTCCTATCGCTCCTTTGGAAATAATTTGCCATCAAACCATTCCGGTTCCCGGCGGACTTTGAAATATTTGTACTTCGGATCATCACTTATACTCACAACCAAAATCCAGTTGTCGATCATGCTCATTTTTTTAATCCAAACAGGTATCTCGAATCCATCACATTTCAATATCCACTCGCTGCCAACTGGGTATTTAATAAATGTGTCATTCGCAAGATCCGGTTCTGCAAAATAAGGAATACCGTAGTCCTCTCTGTTTCCTGCATTATCATCAATGTAACAGGTGGCACATATTTTTCTTGTATTGTTTCCAAACTTTTCTACCAACTCAGGCAGATTGTCATTGACTGCATCAAACTCTAATCCGTACTGTTTGCACCACTCCACTGCTTTCTGCGTCTGTTCCTCATTCCGGCACGTCCAGAGGATGAGTTTTGTTCCGTTTTCTCTTTTGCGAATAAGGTAGCTTATCAATTTCTTATTCGGTGGTCCTATTTCCGGCCATCTGTTCTCGCAGAGTGTTCCGTCAAAATCTACTGCGAATATCTCTGTGAAATCACTCATATCTATTCCTTTCCATCCCTAAATCAAACAGGGATAATTGCGCTTTCTCTCTTTCTAACCTCTCACTGGATAGCTTATACATTTCCTCGTCAATCTCGAATCCCACGAATGGTACTCCGGCTCTGTGGTAAGCTATAAGGCTTGATCCACTTCCAACATGGGTATCGAGAACCGGCCCGTTTATTTTGAATGTCTGCAGAAGATACTCATACAAGGCAATCGGTTTCTGCGTAGGATGTATCTTTCTCTCTGTATTTGCTCCGCCTGTGTTGGAATATCTGAATAATTTTGCCGGTAGGTCATAAGAAGTCCATGCCATCTCCACTTGTGAGAACGCTTCCCACGGCTGTACCTTGTCCCACACAACAAAACATTTTGTCGGTAGCAATCGAAAATAGTTGCCGCCCCATATAATTTGATTCTTCGATACCCGGAACAGTTCTTTGAAATAATCTTCCCCAGGAGATTCGTTATCCCATTGTCCTGCTCCCTTGCTTCGCTTTATCCGTGAAGCTGTGCTTTCTGCCGGATAGCCATTCTTTGACCGACTCTTATTGGTTCCCATTGCCATGTTTGGTGCATTGATACCGTATGGAGGATCCACGATAGCAACCTCAAAGTATTTATCAGGAAATCGTTTCATTCCCTCCATGCAGTCCATGTTCCAGTAACCATAGTCTAATTTATCCACTTAATGATGCTCACTCCCTTGTAACCTTTCTCAAACTCGTACCATGCGTATGCTACTGCACTACCGCCTCCGGCTTTCATTTCTTCAAAGTTTCCGTTCTTGGCACATAAAATCCTGCTTCGAGATACATATACACATTTCGGAGGGTATTTCTTGAACAGTTCTCCCCTTGCCTTTCCCTCTAAGAACTGCAATTTGAGGAACATAAACACCTTTCTTCCGTCCGATATCACATTCATAGCGTGTTCAACAAATTCCTTTGCGTATTTATATGGTGGGTTCGTGATAATGTCTCCGTCCCACATCTCATCAGTCTGCAGGAAATCTACGCCACCCTGTCCGTAGCCTCTGTCGATAAGGTCTGTGCTCCGCACATCATACCCACGCTCTTTGAGTTTTTCAGATAAATGTCCTTGTCCTGCTGCACACTCCCACACTTTTTGGCTGAGTACCGCCCCCCCCCCGATAAGAGTGCGTCTATTGCGATAGGATCTGTTGCGTAGTAATCATTTGTTTCCCTTTCTTTGTCTGTATGGTTTGAAGCACCAAGGGTTGTGAAGATGCTTTTACCATTTCCGGTCCAATCTTTTCCCATATATTCATCCTTTCTGAATTTCTTCAAATACCATTTTCTGTGGCAATACTCCGTGGCAGACATAAACACTGCTAAACGGAGGATTGAGTGACGGTTTCTGTTCTTCGTAACTCTTGAAATATGCAACTCTTCGGTTCATATACATAATCTCAAATTCGTGGTCTCTGAACATTTCAAACCGTCTCTGGCTTTCAAACAATCCAACCACTCCAACAAGCATTGCAAACGGTTTATCTAGGTTAAATAATCTCTCTATCACTTCTGTTTTCATAGAGTACGGCGGATTGCTTATGATGTAATCGCACCATTGCACCATTTCTCCTTGTTTCTGATACTGGAAGAAATCGTCTCCGTCCTTTATGTGGGTTGCTTTTACGTCATACCCCCCCCCGATTGAAATTTTTGACAAACAGGCTGTCCTCTGTATCAAAAGGACACCATATCTTTGCCCCTTTCGGAATGTATTTCATAATCGGTGCAACTGCGTAATCAGGTGTATAGAACTCGTCATTGCCGCTTCCGGCCACTTTATCCATTTTCATGTTTCTTGTCCTTTCCTCTACAAATATCCAAATCTGTAACCATATATAGATTCCAATTCTCCCCGGCACACCTTACCCACTGAGTTCGGCGGAAGATCGTACTGCCGTTCTGCTTCCCGGCATGAGAAAAATATCTCTTCCTCATCCCCTATACAGATAACCATGCGATGTTTCCCCGGCTTGTCCCTGCGGTTTCCGCACTGTACTCTTTTATCAGCCCATCTCAGGTTGTATATGCTGTTGTCGAACCTCTCTCTGTTGTTTATATGGTCTACTGTGTCATACCGCCGTCTGTTACCCATGTAGAACGTCTGCATAACAATCTGGTGTCTCTTAAATCGCACTTGGTTTCCGTCTGTATCTGTGAACATACTGGAAATATCGTATTTATCTCCGTATGCCATATTGCATAGGATCCCATTCCGTATGAGTCTGCCAAATGATGATATGTAGCACTCCATGTTGAAGTCATGCACACTCTTTACTTCCAAATTCTCATCGAATTTTACAAGCTGCGTGACCTTTCTCCACTTTTCTTCTTTGTCCGGGTACTTCCGGCGGATGTAATCAAAAGTTTCTGTTTCTCTCATACTCTCTCAAATGTGTAGATTGAATTTCTGGTTGTTACCTCAATGTATTTTCCTCTATCCTCGGTCTTGAATCCGATAACTGTACTCGTAACAATCATGCCGACATACGGTGTTCCATCCGGCTGAGCCAACCATTCAATCATCATGGCATCTCCGTTTCTTGGAGTGGGTTTCTTGCACATTCTCCCTACTCTGAGAGGGTATCTGCCCTCAATTCTCGGATTGCCTTTTCTGTCTGTAATTGATACAACTCTATAAGTTTCCATGGCAGCCTCCTTAATAAAGATTCCACAAAAACAGTTCTTCGTTTTCTGCCGGATCGCACTTTTCTTTCCATTCCAGTTTTCTCACTACATCCCATGTTTTCATGCAGATATTAGATAAGTCGTACCTGTCGTACACCCTCTTGTCGATAAACAGGCGCATATCCAAGTCCTCATCGTAGAGATTGGAACTCATGTATTTCAGATTACGAATATCCTCATCTGTGGCTTCTGCATGGACTGTTACTGTGATACCATCCAAGTGTTTTAAAATTACCGGATGATCGTCCATTGTCAGACAAGCCGTATAAAGATAGATTTTCTGTCTCTTATTCTGCTTTCTGAGCATTTTAATGACTGTGTAGAGTTGTGCCGGATTTATCATAGGCTCTCCGCCGGTAATCACAACTTCCTCATAGTCCTTTAATGCCGTGATACCGCCAATCACTTTCGCCAATGATGTGTAGTCCAATTTGCTGTTGCAGCACCCCGGGCACTTCCGGTCGCACTTTGATGTGATAATTACTCTCGCTGTCTTTTTCATCTTTCCTCCTTAATCCATGCCGTCATAAAGGCTTTCAGATAATTCAACCTGTTCGTCTGTCAAATCCCTAAGTGCATTGATTATCTTCATCTTTGTTTCTTTGCATGGGAAATATCCGTACTTTGCATATCTCAGCATCCGTTCAAAAGTGCTCATTGGAAATGGAATATCTTTATCAATTACAATCCGTTTAAGATGTAGATGTTCAAAAAACGCATCATCCATCAGGATTTTGTACTCAATGTGTGTTTCCGGTATTCCAATTTCCTCTAAGAAATGCTCATCTTCCAGAGTTTCAAACGGAAGTTCTTGTCTTTTCGCTACCGCACCAGTTTCATCCTCTACTTCCTCTTTGTAATATGCGAACTTCGTGATTGTGAAATCGAACTTATTCAGAATTTCTTCCGGTTTTCCAAATATTTTGCAACAAAGTTCAATCACAACACCTGTTTCAATGTGTTTGTACGCCTTTACATTGTCGTTTTCGTAGTGGAAATGATATTTCTCATCTCTTACATCGTCTCCGTCATATCCTGGTGTCTGGCTGTCAAAATACTGTACCGCATCATCAAAATCGCTTTTATTCTCAAAGAAAATATCAAGATCCTTTACCTTTTCTTTATTGAATATGTTTTTGAAACATCCTCCACATATAAATCCTTTGTGACCGGTCATGTATTCATCAAGCCAATTTAACATCCAGAAGTTTTCTCTATCTCTCTTTATTAGAGCCATGCTTCCTCCTATCTCCGTGCCATTGCCGCCTCGTATAACCGTTTATACACGTCCCTCTCGGCTGTGATTTTTGCGATTTCCAACTGTGTCTCAATGTCCGGCATCTCCACCTTTGCCACAACAGGTTCAGGTTCTTTCTTCTCCGGCTCCACTACTTCATTTGCAGCTTCCGCCCACTTCTTTACCAGATCATTCGATTTGATGTTAATTCCAATACCGATGCTTACCGCCAACGCTGCATCAATCTTTTTCATTTCTGCCATAGAACACTGTCCTATGTAATCTCCAACCTTATCTTTGTTTACCGTATCAATCTGCTCACAAAGCACGGTGGACGGATATTTTGAACTGTTGATCTTAACGTGTGTCGGCAACGGTTTCTTTTCCTGAGTGGTAAGGTAAACCACTTCCAATATGGGAGCCGCATTGTTTCCAATGTCATTGCTTATGATTACCGCCGGTCTACCCCCCCCCCTGTACCTTTCCGCTATCGGCTTT